CCTCCCCAGGCTTACCGAGTAATCGGATGCGCCGATTCTCCCACGGTATCAACGACAAGTCATTAAGAACGGGATCGTCGTGGCACTGCGAACACAAGGCCCATCCCTCGCCCTGTACCTTGGTGGGCATCGGTACCCACCAGCATCGGCAGTCGTGACAGAACAGCGCACGGCTATGCGGCCTTCCCTGTCGCATGCGCGCTTTGCTCTTCGTACCAGCCATGCTCGAAAGCCTTCCCGGTCCCGTATTTTTTTACGAGCCTTTCGACCGTAGTCCAATCTGGGCCAGGACGGTTGGGCCGATTACTACGTTCAAGCTCCGGGTACAAACGGCCACGAAGGTATCCGTACGCGAGCAGCGCGCTTCTTGCCTCTCGACGCACAATTCCCCGTCTGTGTTCACATAGCGAAGCTCGACGTAGTCCGGCGGATCGTCGCTCTTCGTGACGGATGATTTGCGCTTCTGCTGCAAGGCTTTTGATCTTTACTTTTAGAAATTGGCGATTGTCCATGATGTTCTCCTGATGAAAATAATCGAAAATAATCGAGTATTTTCAAGCAGGAGGATCACGGCATTCACGTATCCGGAAGTGGACCGCTCACAGGGAATCGAACCCTGGCAAACGGGATTGAAAGCCCGTTGCGAAACCTATCTGAGCGGTATTCGATTCGTACAGTCATCTGGTCTCATCCATGTCGTGTCGTCTGCAACGAGTGCGCATTCGAGAGCGCGAGTTGCCGGTGGTCCGGTACCTGCCGCGCAGACGTATGTGACGTTGCCACACTCCCAGTATTCTTTGACGTAGATCGGAGTGCCGTCGTCTTCGATGCCGATCTGTCCTGGAACGGTGTTCGCAGCCACGACCGTGCAACCGGAAACCGAGAACAGCCAGGCGAAGAAGAAGACCACGACGCCAGCGAATAACAGCTTACCGAGCGGCTCCATCATCTGCGCGTTCCGTCGCTCCTTGCGCTCGTAGTACGTCTCGCCCGGCAACCAATCTCGATCTCGTCTATTCATAACCCTGCCTTTTCGTTTTCACGTCTCTGCATCGAAAGCATTTTCCGCATCTGAATGTTGAGCTTGTTCGTCCGTCGCTTTGCCTGACTCGACCACTTCGGCCCCGATCGCGCGGGATTGACACCCTTGCGATGTGTCGTGCCCTTCTTGTTGCTAACCCGCTTGCTCATGCTCTTGGTCGAGGCCTCCGCGTGCGATCCATACTGCTTTCTTGTGACCGATCTTCGCCTTTTCAAGGCTAGTGTATCGCTCCTGATAATCGTTATGAGTGCTACCGAAAATCATCGTCTCCCACAGCACCGGAGTGCGGTCGGACGACCGTAGGCTCTTGTTGTGATCTAGGCACAGGAACACCGTCGAAACTTCGCACTCGACGCCGTCAACGCTGTCCTCAGCTGAGATCTTCGTCTTCTCAATGATGCGTCGATCGAGATCCTCTGCCATCCACTTGCAGGCTGTGAGCATCTCAGTGAGGACCGGCTCGTTGTTTTCATCGAGCGTGTACCATTTCGGGCCAAGCCGATCGTCATCCAATATGCTCACGAATCCAGATCCGGCGAATCATGGGCGCTCGCGTGCTTGTGAGCATGGATTCCGCGCGCGACTCCAATCTGAAACAGCATCTGACCACCCTCAATGGTGAAGGCGTCTTCGTCGGCGACGTTGAGAAGAAACTGCGCCATGAATCCGATCAGGGCCATGTAGACATTCGCGTTCTGCTCCTCATGCATGATGAGACCGAATTGCGTCAGCATCGCCTCAGTCAGCATCTCAACGCGATCAGAGTCACATTCTTTGCACATGATGAGCCAGAGTTCTTCTGACTCGCCAATCGCGCGAACTAGGTTTTCTGATGGATCGGTCATTTGTCTGGGTTCATCACGAAGTCGTCTGACATACGCGTAGGCTCCGCAGACCCAGTCAATATGACCGCGTCCATGCGAGAGACCTGCTCTGCGTACATGTTGATCGCCGTCTTCAGCTGTTCGGTTGGGAACGGTTCTGTGTTGACCAACTCTTCAAGGATCGAGAACATCGCCCTGATGCGTTCGCGCCCGTGCATCGTAAAGCAAACTTCTCTTTCGGCGCTCATCCTACTGGCAGATCCTCTCCGAATGCGTCATCCGGCTTCGGTGGCCACTCGCCTCTCTGGAACATGCTCATCTCATCGAGCAAGTCACTCAGACGGTCAGCCACGATCAGCGGCTCTGCCGCCACAGTACCACGCAACTCTTGGAGAATCCCCTGGAGGTGCTTGAAAAACGACGGCTCGCCATCGACGCGCAAGAACGAGTGATCCGTGATCGTGAACATGTAGCGCACCTTGCCGCCATTCGGCATTGGCGCATCGAGCCAGATCTGGTCAGGCGGAACCTGCTCGTCATCGATGACGTCGATGCCGTTAACGGTGCATTTGTTCACCCCTTCACCTCGAACACATGCCACACGAAGCCACCCACCTGAACCGTGCCCAGATGCTTGAGGTCAATCGGCGGTAATTCGTGCCCTGTTCCGGCGACGATGAAGCGACGCTGTTCTTGCGCCGCAAAAGAATCGACTCGCGCCCAGAAAGTTATCTGTTCGTACTGCACGTCGACGTGCAGAACTTCCGCGCCAATCGGCAGCGGGACGTACTGCTCACCACCCTGCACGAACAAAGTGTATTTGAATACTGTCTCCATCATCCGTCTCCTACGAGCTTCGTCTTCTGTTTGAGATCGGTCATCATGGTGTGGACCGCTTTTGGCATGTCGTTCTGCTCGATCGCAGAGGCAACCCGGATCAACGCGGCAACATCTTTGGACTGCTGTGCGAGTCCGAACTTGCGCATCACGTTGACGATCTTTCGGTAATGATTCCAGTCAACCATCAGAACATCGCCTCCTGCACAGAAAGCAAGTTATCAATTTTCCCAAGCCGCCAGTAGTGAATCGGACGACCGTATTCGCCATACGTTTGATGTATTGTTTTCTCAAGGAAGCCAGCACGCGTCAGATTGCGCATCACACGGCTGATCGAATGTCTAGGAGCAGTCGGTAACACCAACCGATTAACGTCTTCGGGCGTCAACAATTCCGATGAGTGCCGCAGAAAGAATTTGAGCGTTTCCGCTTCCTGGCCTTTCGCGCTTTCTATGTACTGGCGCAACTGCGCGCCAGTCACTCTCGTAGTGTTGTAGTAGCTGTCGTCGGCCATCAGAACGGAACCGAGCCGTCGTCGGTGCCGAGAGTCTGCTGCTCTGGCTTCGCCGCTTTCTTCTCGTCCTGGTTCTTGCGGTGCTTGGCCGCGTTAGCGCAGGTATCGAAGTGCGACGAATGCACGTCTTTGTCGAACAGGCACTCGACGTCCATGTCGACTGTGTCAGCATCGACCGGCATCCACTTGTCGCTTTTCGTTTTCAGGAAGATGATCGGCGCTTGGCACGACCTGCAGTTTTTTATTTTGTGACTGGCCATCAGCCGCACTCCTCTTCGAAACTAACTGCGTGCATTTTTCGACGCAGACATTCAGGGCACTCTCTCTCGACCTTGTCAGGAAAGGGGAGAGTCGCCCACCACATACCGACTACGCAGCTGCAGAGGCTGCACGTCCAGACCAAGATACCGATTTGCCACCACGTCATGTCGACTCCCGATGCAATGGATCAATGATCTTTTTAACACCATTGAGAACGTGACGCATGTTAGAAGCACTGATTGCATCGATCCCCATGCCGTTTTCCTTTAGCACTTCGTGTGCCTTTTTGAAATCCGGCTCAGGGAATACCTCCAGCGGATACGCGTCGATCCACTTAGTGAGCGTCTGCATCCCGCCCTCTAACTCTTCGATCCTGTCGACGCATTCCTTGAATCGATTCGCGATGAGGTTAAAGACCATACCACGGACGAAATCGTTCTTGTCCAGCATTTCCTGCGCGGTTTTTTTTAGCTCTTCTGCGAGGTCCGCTACGGGCATCGTCGCCATATCCGCCATGTCGTTTCACTCCTGTCTGTATCGCGCGAAGACCCAGTGTCGTCAGGTACATCGTTCGCACCCAGATGTCATATCGCGGTTCTGTTCGCACCCATCGTTTGTCGATGCACTGTTGTTCCAGTTCGCGTCGTCGGTGCGGATTCGGGCACACCATAACTGAGCAGCCGAGTGACCCCATTCCAAGGTCGTCCATTTTCTTCAGGTCATGAAGGAATCGCAGCTGCCCTTTGGAAATGCTGGGCATCAGCCTGTGACGTGCTTCACCGCCCACATCACCGCTTCCTCGATCTTCGTCTGCGCGAGCGCGAGTTCGCGAGACGCCTGACGGTTGGACGCGTCCGCGACCTCGCCAAAAGGACCGGTACCGCCGATTACGTGCAGTAGATTCACGAAGGCAAGACCTTGGTCTTTGACCTCCATCATCTGAACCTTCTCTTCGTCGTTGAGTACGCGGTACTGATGTCGCATCAGGTTGTTGCCGATGCGCTCGTCGGATGTGCTGTCTACGTTTTCGGCCATTATTCTTTCCTGTGGAGTGTGAGTTTGAATGTCTTGTCGGAGGGATTGGTCTCGATGTTCATGTAGAAATCCCCGGCAGCGTCGACCTCTTCGACGGGCAGCGTGATCTCGCCGCCGAGCCTGCCAAGGAAGCACAGCAGCAGATCGCTCTTCATTTTTTTGAACGCCTCCTGCATCTCTTCTGGGAGTTCGTCTTGCGTGTAGATTTTGTCGCTGTCGAGTTGCTCGCTCATCGTCCGTAGACCGCCCTGTTTTCCCACATGTAAAGATCGTCCGCGTAATGCTCTAGCAACTTGAATGCCATCGTCGCGATGCCGTCGTACATCGCAGTCCACGGATCGCCGTTCGGATAAGTCTTGTTGTTCAGATGCACGACCGCGAGCGTTGATTCGATCTCCCAGGTGCGTACGAACTGTGGCCACGCGGTTTCGACCTCGTCGAGACGCATGACCTGGACGTGTCCCAGCCAGCCCCTAGCAAGACGAAGGCCTATGCTCTGCGGGCGGAAATGTGGATCGAGGTTCTCCGGATTTTGCGACGTCAGGATGCGCAACAGCCGACCGACGAATTGATCGAACTGCATCTCCGGTCGAAAGTCGTAGGTCTTGAACGGCTGGTAGAAGTGATCTCGGATCAGATGATTCCACGCACTGACACAGCGCGCCAGCGGATGGCGAACGAAGCAGCCGGTGACGAGCGGCTCAGGCCACGTTGCAGCTTGCTTGATGTCGCCGACCAGCGTGCGGCCTTCGTCTTTGGAACTCGCGCCGCGATCGACGGCTCCACCGGGCGTCGTCAGAAACATGTTCGTCAGCGAGGTGTGTCCGGACTTGTTGAACGTCACGAAGCGCACGCCGTGCCGCTGCAGGATGTGAGTCATCGGGGGTCCTTGAAGGGCGGATAGGGAGGTCCATCCGGAATTGGGCGCTCTGAGAACGGCTCAGGCGGCTTTTTGTCGCCAAATTCGTCGTGAGTGGCGAAAAACGACTTATCCTGGTGATCGAGCAGCAATGCCGCCGATTCGAGGATCTTGCGCTGAGAATGCGCCGATAATCCGGAAATTGCGCCAACAACGGTCGTCAGAGCGTCTGTTTCGAGTTTTGCGACCTCTGGATCGCCTAATTGGACCCAATTCCCGGATCTGCCGTCTAATTCCGCCAAAATGTTCCCCAGTTCGCGAAAAAACCGTTATAGCGCGGTTCCGAGCTTTATGTCAACCGAAGTTGCGCCAAGAATCGCCACATACGCCGTTCCACATGGAACAATTCACGATTTCCACAACGAAAGCGCCAGATACAGCGCCAGTTGGGCGAAAAACGCGACTTTCCAGACGACGCGAGCCTTGTGGGCCTGATCCAGCTGCCGAGCCTGCGACGCGATCATGATTCCGCCGACCCGGAGCCGTTCCTTCAACTCCGCAACCCGCCGCTGGCACTCATGCATCTCAGTCATTCGGATTCCTGCGCATTTTCGGCCCGAACATCCCCGATTCTGACCTCCACGACCTCCATATCGGCAATTCTGGCGCGGATCTGGGCCTCAGAAGCCCACCAGCACTCGCAGCCCCAGACGACGTCGCCATTGTCGAGCGTGATTTTCGGGTTCGTCATGCCAGGAATCTTCATACCGCCAACCTCATCCGGCGGGATCTCCATGCCGCTGTACTCACCATACCCGAGTACCTTAGCCACGCCGTCAGTTGCCGACAGCAGCGCCCCTACGCGGTCTCCCTTGAGGTTTCCGCCCGAGATCTGGTACCGCTCCTGCATCATCTCCAGCGACTTACGGAGCATCCTGTAGAGCTTCCGCTTGCCCCAGAACGTGATCGCCGCCGAATCGTCATCTCCCGGCCTGTGAATGAACGGACCCTGGCGGTTATCCGGCATCCAACCCTCATTCGGATCGTCCACCTCATTGATCGTCACCGGCAGATACTGGTACATCCGCAAGCCCACGAAATCACCGTCATCAGTGGACTTCTCAACCCACTCGATTCGATCGGTCATCTCCTCAGCGTAGACGTTAATCCTCATTTTTTTTTCTCCTGGATTGGGGGAAGACAAAAAACCGACTTCCCGGTGCATAGGTACCCGCAATTCGGGCAAATTTTGGCCTGCTCGATTCTCCACCAGCCTAGGACACGTTCCCACCACCCCTTACCGCTCCTAGCCATCTCTGGGACTCCTGTTAATTCGATTTGAAGAAAGTGGGTACAACTGACTGATTGAAGGATCAATATATAAGATAAGTACCTTTAAGTATCAAGGGGTACCCCCTATATGTCTATGATTCCTAAAGACTTTAATCATTATTCTAGCGCGCGTGGGGTGGGCAGGGGGGGAGGGGGGAGGGGGGGGTGCCCCCCTGGTCGACATGCAATGCGTATAATAATTATTATGGAAAGCGGGGGTATAAAACGTAGGATCTATGCGGGTTGTAGCGCCACGCGCTGTGCTGGCTGTGTGCTGCTGGCCACCAGGCCACACGTAAGCTACTGATTTATATATGTGATGATGCATGTTCGATCAATCTCATATGCGATGCACACACACACGCACATCAACCTGCATCACGTACCCCCATGGCCTGTACCCTATGTAGTACGTGGGCTGCATGGTGCTAGGCCTGGGGTGCAGGCAGGGTGCGTGCATCAGGTAGTGCTTCAGCATGTAGTGCAGCATGGGCCTTGTCCCTGTCACCTATCAGTACGACCTGGCCTAGTGTGTAAGCCCCTGTATTGTCTAGGCTTTCTATCCTACCTGCCAGGTGGCGTGGGCCTGGGCCTGGTGGCCTGGCATGGTAGGCCTCGTATACCGAAGTGAAGTCTTTTCCTATGTAGGACAATGACTTAGTGGTCTGCTCGCAGAGCCAGATCCACCCCCCGATACGCTCCACTGTGGGCACCACCAGGGCATCGTCGAAGGCGATCGATCGATACGAGCCGTGAGACCTGATCGCTCCCAGGACCTTGTGCCATGCGGCCTGAGCGCGGTCTGTGGCCGATCCCTGGATGAGTGTGACCAGGTCTGCCGGGCGGGGCATGAACTTGGAGCTTGCCAGGTGCAGGTGCGTGGCCTTGCTGATCTGCTCGATCGTGAAGCTCTCCAGGACGCTCCACCAAAGCTCCAGGGCCGAGTCGGTGATCTCTTGACCGTAGACCTCAGCTGCTCCCAGGACGATCGTCGCGAACGCTGGGCGGTCGTCGTTCTTCACTCGTTGCCCCGGTCGATGAAGCGTTGCGCTGCTCCGACGTTCTGCTGGGTACGCGTCCCGTGTTCCTGCACCGGGTACGCTTCGGTCCACAGCTGGGCTTCACGCGACAGAAAGAATTCAGCCCTCTTCACGTAGCTTGTCCCGATCTTGCCAGCGGCCTGCTGTTGATCGCGATACCGTCTGGCCCCTGCCATGATCTCAGCCCAGTCTGTTCCTGTGTCGACGAGCGCGTTCGCTTTGTCGAGGGCCTTCGCCCAGCCTTGTGTGCCGTCGCGCTCTGGGTACGTTGCTCTGAACGCTTGCCACATTGCGTTGCTGACTGGCTTCGACTTCGAACGTTTAGAGTCTTCTCCGTTGGCTCTGGGTTTTGATCTTGATGTGGATATGGATGTGGATCTGGATACCATTGCTAACCCATGGCCTTCAGCATGTGCTTCAGCATCTGCCGGAGCATGTGCTGCAGCATGTGCATCAGCATCCTCATCGGCCTCAGGCATCACACTGTCATCGATGTCCTGGACGCGTCCGTGCCACCTCACCTGAGCAGCCTTGCGTCCCTGTTCAACGCGATCGGCCATCGTGCCGCGTATCTCTTCCAGCCGTGGATTGATTCCGCCGGGGAACTTCGGCCCCAGGACATCGAGATGCGTCGCAGCAGAATCAGCGATGCGTGACAGCGCCTTGTGGTTGTCGATCGGCACCTGGCCGTTGATCCACTGGTAAGACAACAGGCGGATGTATGCGCCGACTTGCTCGTCGTCCCACGCCATCGTCGCCGTCGCGAAGTCACTCGCGTAAAATTGAAACCAGGGCCTGAGGCGGCTCTTGTCAGACATCGCGTGCCCGGTCAGGCAGCGGCAGTGTCTGGATCTGGAGCGTGCGAACGCGGTACGCGATCGTCCGGCACGTTCACCTCTCCGAGCAGGTCATCCTTCATCACATCGAAACCCTTCGCCCGTGCTGCGCGACTCAAAATGCCCGCGTACAAATCAGCGGACAAGAAAGGCAACGCGCCCGCCTTGTGCCATTTGCCAACGGCCTGGCGCGAGACGCTGAAGCCTGCGCGCTTGGTGACGAGCTTCGCCACATCTTCGCGTGTTCCCAGGTGGTCGAGGACCTTCTGGGTTAGGGTTTTCTCAGTGGTCATTTTTTGATCAATCGGTTGGTCTGCGGAGGCAGCTGAGACTACTCCGGTTGACGCGCAAATGCTACTTCGGTTGCGGTCTTTTCCACCGTCGAATAAGGCCTAGCGAAACCTAGGTTGACAGGGACACGTCCTGGGTATACGGTCGTACGCGACCGAGTTGGTCAGCCGGGAAACCGGTCCAGAAACAACGGAGAGCCAGGATGGACAGCAACAAATTCGACTACATCAACCACCCCAATTTCGCCTCCTCAACCGGGCCTTGGAGCCTGGGTCTTGAGGTCCGCGAAGCGGTCAACCTAGAAGACCGCGACGACGACCACAAAGCCGAAGCTGCGCAGCTGCAGCAGGTTCTCTGGTCATGAGCGCCGCATCCAACAATCGATTCCACGGGCGCGCTCGCGACCAGGTCGAGCTAGTCGCTCGCCGCGTCGTCGAGATCGAGATCCGCGACGTGTACGGAAAATCCCTGGCGTATCCATTGAACCGCGAAGCCGGACTGATCGCTGAGCTATCCGGCCATCGCACCCTGACACGCGGCGCGCTCAGCCTGGCCGAAGGTCTCGGATTCGAGATCGAGGTTGTGAACCGTCGCAGCGTGGAGGAGTTGGGTTGAGAGGAGGCAACGCAGAGCGGCTTGCGGGCCGCTCGACGGTGTCACTTCCGGCATCCACCAACGGAGAATCCAAGATGGAAATTCAATCAGCAGTAATACGAGTCACCGACCTTCGCGTCCACGTCGATGTGGTAGTCGATGGCCAGGAGCAGCGCAGCTTTGTCATCTACGACGGCAACACCGAGGCTCACGAGGAAGCCGCTGTGCAGTATCTCTTCCAGTCGATCGGTCTCCCCTTCCGCAAGATCGGCCTGGTCGATGAGCGCAGCGAGGAGGAGGTCGAGGAGGTCTCGCCCTGGCGTCCGGACCCGATCTACTCCGCAGGCCTGGCCTACGCTGCGGGGTACCCGGATTAGATCAACGCCGAAACCGGGGTTACAATCCCCGGTCGATCTGCGGGTGGTCTCGCAGGTCCTGAAGATGGCAGACCCATTTAGATTCGGAGAAGCAAGATGCAAACGAAAGTTCAGTTGACACAAATGACAAGCGACGTGCTGCTGCAGACGTTGCGAGTCAACGCGCTGGCCCAGGAGCCATCGTTCACCTGGGGATCGCCTGGCATTGGCAAGTCAGACGTTCACCAGCAATTGGCCGACAGTCTCAACGCGCCGCTGATCGATCTCAGAGCGAGCCAGTGGGACGCGGTCGACACTCGCGGCATTCCCTTTGTCGATCGCGCCGATGGCGCGGCACCGACGACTCGTTGGGCTGTGCCGGACGTGTTCCCATCAGCTGAGTACGCTGCGAAGCACGAATGGGTGGTGCTGTTCCTGGACGAGCTAAACCTGGCCGCGCCTTCGGTGCAGTCCGCGCTCTACCAGCTGATCTTGTCGCGCCGCCTTGGCGACTACGTCCTGCCGGACAACGTCGTCCTGTTCGCAGCTGGCAACCTGGAGACCGATCGCAGTGGCGTGCATCGGATGAGCCAGGCGCTGGCCGATCGGTTCTTTCACTACCAGCTGATCGTCGACAACCTGGCCTGGGAAAAATGGGCGCTCGAAAATGACCTGCACGTTGCGACCATCGCGTACAACCGATGGCGTCCGCAGCATCTGCACGACTGGGACGCGAAGTCGGTGAGCAAAGCTCAGGCGACACCGCGCTCCTGGTACAAGGTCAGCAAGGTCCTGAAGATCATCGAGGCCGAGGGCATCAACGGCCAGGTCGAAGCGGGCCTGGTCACCGGCAAGATCGGTGAGAGTGTCGGCGCGGAGTTCATCGGCTTCCTGAAGATCTACCGCAACCTGCCGGACCCAGATGGCGTGATACTCGCGCCGGATGCGGCCCCGGTGTCTGAGGACCCAGCCGTGAGTTACGCGCTCTGCGGCGCGCTGGCTGAGCGTGCGACCGATGGCAACATCGACCGCATCATTCAGTACGCGGAGCGGCTGCAGCCTGAGTTCATGACGCTGCTGATTCGCAGCGCAGCCGTGCGTCATCCTGAGGTGCAATCCACCAAGGGCTTCATGAAATGGGCGAGCAAAAACGCTGACGTTTTAATCAAGTAGGGGGGCATCGCAGAGCGGCCTGGCTATGAGGCCGCTCGACGATGCAATCCCGCATCAACGGAGAACCATGATGGAAACCAAAAACAGTAATGAGCGACTAATGATCGTTCGGCTGGGCATCCACCAGTGGTACCCGCGCAAGTTTGACCTGAAGGCAACGAAGACGATCGCCGACGTGCATGGCGTGAGCATCGAGCGAGCCGGACGGTTCAATAAAATCCTGGTCGACCTGGCCGAGATTAAGCCGCTGCAGAAACGTCTGCGGCTACTGCGCGATGACCACTACGCGATGACCTGCCCGTTCGGTGATAACGGTCAACGCGCGCTGTGCGCCGAGTTGTATTTCGATCACGTCGCAATGGTGCGCGATGCGATCGTGGACATCGACCGCCTGGCCGATGACTACGCGGCGAAGTACGACGACGAGCGTGCGAAGGCGAAGCTCGCGCTGAATGGTCTGTTCAATCCGGATGACTATCCTGACTCGAACGAATTGCGCGCGCGCTTCAGTGTCGACTTCGGTTACGAGCCGCTGCCCAGTGGTGACGGTGTCAACGCGTGGACCGCGCTCGACGACTCGGCACGCGAGGCAATTCGCGAAGAGCTTCAGGCATCGATGGACGCGGCGGTCGAAGGCGCGCACAAGGATGTCGTCAATCGAATCGTCGAGAAGGCGCAGCACTTTGTGAAGCGCGTTCGCGAGATCGATGAAGAGGTGAAGCTGACCGATAAGAACAGCGGCAAGGGCCGGATTCACGACAGCGTCGTTGGTCATCTGCGCGACATCGTCGACCTGGTTTTGCGCGGGCTGAATGTCACGGGCGACCAAGCCCTGGCGAAGCTCGCAGCTGACCTGGACGAGGCCCTGGCAGGTGTCACGACCGATCGCATTCGCAACGGCTCGACTCTCAGACTTGAGCGCGCCGACGCGGTCGAGAATGCCGTCGCGAAATTCGCGGGAGTGTACGGATGAGCGACAAAGCGGCACAGGCCAAAGCCGAGAAGGCCTTGCACGATGCAACGCGCATCCTGCGAAATCACCGGGCGAAGGTGGTGCAGTCGCACCCCTTCTTCGGTGCGCTACTGCTGAAGCAGAAACTCGTCGCGTCTCGCGATGTGCAGACGCTCGCGACAAATGGCAAAGAGCTTTTCTACAATCCGGACTACGTCAACGGTCAGCGTACCGAGTACCTGACATTCGACGTTGCGCATGAAGCTCTGCACCCGGCACTGGGTCATCACGTCCGACGCGGCGATCGTCGCTTCGACTGGTGGAACGAGGCCTGCGACTTTGTCATTAACCCGATCCTGCGCGATGCAGGATTCCATGTGCCGGACGATGCGTTGATGCGTCCGGACCTGGAGGGCATGCACTCCGAAGGCGCTTACAAGATCCTGGAAGGCGAGCGTGCCCAGCCCGATACCGGTGGCGGTGGTGACGACGGTGACCAGGGCCAGGAGCCGGACGAGGCTGGCCAGGACACGTCCCAGGCACCTCCTCAGCCCAAGCCGATCGAGGAGCCGCAGGACGAGCCTGGCGATTCCGAGGGTCAGGACGACGGCGACCAGGGCGAAGGCTCTGGTGACGGCTCTGGTGACGCCCAGGACGGCGATTCGGGCCAGCAGCAGCAGGTCCCGAGCTTTGGAGGTGCGGGTGCGGTTCTCGATGCGCCCGTGGCCACCGAGGCTGAGCGCGTCGCTGAGGAGCAGGACTGGAAGGTGTCACTGACCCAGGCGGCAAACCTGGCAGCGGCCAGCAAGTCGGCTGGGAATCTCCCGGCTGACCTGCTGCGGCACATCGAGGAGATCCTGGAGCCGAAGGCAAACTGGCGCGAGATCTTGCGCCGGTTCATGGATCAATTCTCCCAGGAAGATTCGACCTGGGCGGTGCCGAATCGAAAGATGATCGGCGAAGGTCTCTACCTGCCCAGCATGCGCTCCGAGAAGCTGCCGCCGATCTTGTTTGTGATCGACGCGTCGTCGTCCATGCCTGACGAGTCACTGCAGCAGGCGGGCGGCGAATTGCAATCGATCATCGACGAGCTTAAGCCTGAGTTCCTGGACGTGATCGTCCACGACACAAGCGTGCGCGGCGAGCCTGAGCGATTCGCGCCTGACGAGCCGGTGGTTCTGAAGGCGCGTGCCGGTGGCGGTACCGCATTCGCTCCAGTGTGCGAGTGGATCGAGAACGCCGAGGAGGAGTACGCGTGCGTCGTCTGGTTCACTGACCTGGACCCGTGGGACTGGGACGACTGTAAGCCGCCTGAGGTGCCGTTGGTCTGGATCGACTGGACGGGCCAGGACAATCCCGATGTGCCGTTTGGCGATGAGGTGGTGCCGCTGGATGACGACTGGAGTTGATACCGCAGAGCGGCCTGGCTTCGGCCAGGCTGCTCGACGGTGTTAATTGAAGAGGAGGAGAGCATGGCAGAAAACGAGAACTGGGTGCGGCGCACGGTCAGCAACATGAAGGCGCTGATCGCTGCGACCGAAGCGAAGAAGATCGACCATTTGCCGGGCGAGCCGTTCCCGCGAACCGAGGGCGAGAAGCAGCAGCTGCACGTCGATGCATCGACCGATCGATGCCGACGTTGCGGCGACTACACTCCGATCCTGGTAGCGGACACTGGGCCGTTGGTGATCTGCCGATCGTGCGAGGCTGAACTGAAGGCGAGCGACGGTGGCGCGATGTGGTTCACCGATATGCTGGCGAAGCTGTCGAAGGCGGGAGAAAAGGCTGCGTGAGAGGCCGCAGGGGGCGACATCGGCGCGCGACCCTGCCCATGGTATTCACCAAGGTGAGCCAAATTCTGGGCAGGGACGCGACGCCGGGGTCCGGCGCGCATTACACGAAAGATATAGTCCGACGAGGGAATCCATGATGGGAAATCAACAAGCTGTTCTTGATGAAATGACCGACGAATTCGAACTACAGATCTGGGACGGTGAAAAGTACGAGGTCGAAGATTCTGGCGACGATCCGGAGATGCGGATGAAACCGTCGTGGTTGAGTCCGACCGTCTGGTGTTCGGTGTTCGCACCGCGTGCATCGACGAGGTCGTGGCGACGTGTCCGTACCAGCAAGCTGCGCGACGACAAGCCGAAGTATCGGCGACCGCGCAAGAAGGCCGAGCGCGGCTTCCTGGTCGAGTTGCAAGCTGAAGCATACGTCGACTGGTTGATCGCAACGCGTGGCAAAGATGATCTCTGCGACATACCGATGTGGTCGTGCGGGAAAACAGGCTACGCGCTGGAAGCGCAGCAGTGCATGAACGCCGAATTGAACAGGCGAAAAATTAAGCGGTGGGGATTCAAGATCCTGCCGCGCAATCACAACGAGGTGGTCGAGGAGCATGACGATGGTTGATCGCATCCCGATGGACGCCCCATCCGAGTGGGTCCAGGATCTGCTCAAGACCTGGATCGACCAGATAGAGGACGATGAGACGTTGATCATGATCACGATGATGATCACTCATCGCCGTCGCGTCGTGTCCGCAGAGAAAGCACAGCGCCTCATGGCCGACTACTGGGTTGACTTCGGTTCCCTGGAGAGAGGCACGCAGCTGTTCTTGAATCAGCCGCTGAATGTCGACGGTCGACCGGTTGGTATAGGGCGGGGCCGCGCACGCACCGTGCTTACCTTTCAATCGTACAACGCGCAGCACGCGTCGATCATGGTGACGCTGCCATGGACGAGCGTGGCGACCAACATGCATGAGATGCAGATCGACGAAATAATTCTGCACGGCGTCTCGCTTGAAAAGCACAGACATCTCAAACCAGCAGACGATGGGTTACCGTTTTGAAAAAGAGTGAACGAGGAAAGCCGAGCGAGTGGGTGCAGGAGTTACTGCAGGAATGGGTGAGCCAGATCACCAGTGCCGAAACGCTCGACCACCTGGTGCGCGTGATCATGAAGCGCAAGAAGGATCTGCACCTGTTGAGCGATAAAGAAAAGATCGCTCGACTCATCGCGACGTACAAAGACATCGAGTACGGTGAAGTGCTATGGCTGAAAGAGCCATACGGCATTCCGCCCGCAGCGTTGGACCCGAAAAGGCGACGCAAATATCAGCGCGTGAAATTCTACTCGTATCAGCCGCGCAAGAAATTACTTTGGGTCACGTTGCCATGGCTTCCGGCTGATAAGAGAACCGTGCCGATGCGCATGCGTGACATCGAACGGTACCAACCATCACGAACAGAACCTGAGATCAGGAGGTAGGACATGCCCAGAGTTACGCACGTTAAAAAAGCCCAGAAGGACAACCCCGTCTGCAAGAAAGGTGAGTCCTACTACTGGTGGAAATTCCGCTACGGTGGCAAACGCTACTCGCTCACGCGACCGAAGGCCAGCCAGCTTACGCAGTCGGCCTACTACGGAAGTCTGTATGAGGTGGAGGAGCGCATCGCGGAAGAGGCCTGCGGCACGGCTGAGGAGATGGAGGCCCTGCGCGATGAGATCTCTGAGGAGATCCGCAACATCGGCCAGGAGTGCCAGGACAGTCTCGACAACATGCCCGACTCGTTGCAGCAAGGACCGACTGGCGAACTGTTGCAGGAGCGGATCGACGCCTGCGATGGAGCAGCGGACGAGATCGAAAGCATCGACATCGACATCGAGTTCGAGGCTGAGGAGATGGACGACGATCCCGAGTGGGACGAGACCGAGCGCGAGGAAGCGATCGAGAACCATCGTGCCGAGGAGGAGGAGCGTGAGGCGAACGAGCTTATTGACTGGCTCGACGAGAAGCGCACCGAGATGACCGAAGCCATTGGTAACTGCCACGTATAGGAGGCAAGACATGAAGAGATTCACAGTTAAGGGCACGGGGGCATTCCCCATCGACATGCTTCGGTACGATGCATGCTGGCCAGATCACGCAGCGGACGCTATCGCTATCCAGGACACGTACCACCGACGTGAGCGCCAGCAAAACAGACGCTTCACCGTGACGCTTTGCGGGGTAGGTCAGGGCGCTCCCACGGTCGCGAGGTGGGAATCCTTCGGGGTGACCATCGAGGCGGTGCAGCCGCTGTGAGTCGCGTCACGATCGCGGCGGTCGAGCGCATCATCTTCGACTCGTACCTGCAGGACGGGGTACCACTAACGGTCAACGAGATCCGTGAGCGCAGCGCACTGAGCGCCAGTGCTGTCAGGGACGCGTTGTCATTATCTCGAAAGCTCTCGCGAACGAGACGAGAGGTGGTGATCATGTCGAAGCGGTTCAACGCGGCGAACCTGGTGCATCAGCATCGAGAAGTCGCGGCCTATTATCCGACGCGCGACTGGCTGCGCGAGATCATCGGCCAGTTGCGACGCGAGAAACACTACAACGACACAGAGAGGAAATTTTGCAGATGAACATACTGAACGACAGTGACCATAAAAAGCTGACCGAGTTCGCTATGCAAGGTCAGTCCGAGGGCAGCAAGTACCCAGGCATGAGCTACGAGGATGGCATCATGGCTGTGCTGGACGTGATCGATGAGAACCAGACTGCGGACGAGGTGATCGAGTGAGCGCGGTACGTGAGTTGATTGAGGGAGAAGGCCTGACCGTGGAAGACGTTCGCATTTTCCTGGACGAGCTACGCGAGTCAGGTGAGAAGAACATGTACGCGTCAGGTCAGGATCTGGAGGAGCATTTCGGTTTCGACAAGAGGCAAGCCAGGCCCATCGTCACGGCGTACCTTAGGACGGGCTTACGTGACATCTAGGGTCCGACTGATTGCGGTGCCGCTGTTCGAGCTACTTGCTCAGCAGTTCGAAGCGCGCCGCACAGACTGGTTTATCCGCTGGTTGTACGCAGACGGGATAGACCTGCGGGTGGACGACTACGACGCGATGACGACGGCACACTATCGAGTGCCGGTAGAAGTGTTAACCCCGGCGTTTCTGAAAGAGGCGCGGGCCTTGTGGCGATCATTACCAAGAAGGAGATAATCATGGGATACACACACTACTGGCGACACGGCGATTTAGATCAGGCGAAGTGGGATGAGTTCGCGAGACGTGCGAAGCTGCTCATCGAGGCGAGCGATGTGCCTGTTGTTTGGGAGTACGATGAGCCTAAGCGCAAGCCCGAAATAACAGGCCTAGTGGTTCGGTTCAACGGCGTGGGTGAGGACGGACATGAGACGTTCTATTTTCAGCGACAGCCGAGGCATCATGAGTGGGAAGACAAGTCCAAGCACCCGTTTAATTTCACCAAGACCGCGCGCAAACCGTACGACGAGATCTGCGTCGCGATACTTATCGAAGCTGAGCGCATCTTCGGCGAAGATTTCAGCTGGTCGAGCGACGGCGAAGGCGAGCGTGGCTACAAAAAGGCAGGCCTTGCTCTCATCGCGCTAATAGATCAGCAGCTGCAGATGTCTATCTAGGAGGGACTATGAGCGAGAGGCAGATACCTATCCATCCGGAGCGCGGGCTGGACCCGCATCTGACGTTCTGTCCGCGTTGTGGCGGCGAGACTAACGGGCTGACGATCGGTGTAATCCGAAAGGCAGAGATCCCCAACGGTCAGCTGGTCTACGCCCAGCGCGGCAGCGAACAGAAGATGCGAAAGCGTTTGCTGGAGCAGGGAATGATCTCCGACCATGAGCGCCTTGACTGGCGCGAACTTGGTGAGAACGAACGCGTACCAGATAGCAGTGTCTGCGAGCAGTGCAAAACGGAACTGACCGACTGGGCCGACCTGGTGAAGCAGGGCGGATGTTATTTCAAATGCAATCAGTGCGGCTGCAATGGGGTCATCAACCCCGGATCGGAAATGGCAGCAGCTGTGCGCAAGGCAACGGGCAAGCCGCCACCCCAACCGTGTGGCGTCGCGTTCGAAACGTGTGACTCACACAAAGCAACCATAGAAGAGGAGACCGACGATGGGAAGACCGAGGAAACCTAGGTGTGTAATTGATGGGTGCGACGATATTGCTGTGTACAAGAAAGCGCAGCTATGTCATCGATGCTACAACCGTATCGCTTGGCAGCTGAAGCAGGGAGTGTCGTGGGCAGTTCGCCGCGCGCGTAGGCTCCAATCGTGGCAGTCAGGGCTTGAGGTGGTGCTGGGTAACGTCAGCACAATCGAGTCGAAGCAGGATCGCCGAAGGCGACGCGCGTGACGTTACCCGTCGACATTCCGATGGTGCCAATCTACATTCCGAAACAGCCAGAGGAATGTATCAAGCTCCCGTTGTTCACCCATGAAGTGATCAACGAGGGCACGCGCGAGGAAGCACTCGTCATCTTCAATCACGGGCGAACGTATCGCGTCGAGTACGCCTGGGGCTGGTTCATGCGATTGTGTTTACGGGTGAAGGAATGGAAACCTATCACGTAAGAGCGTCGAGCATAGCCCCGTTCGCGGATTGTGCGGCAATGTGGGCGGCGAGGGTATTGGAGGGGCTGAACCTTCCATCCTCGCCGCCTGCGACGATCGGTACCGCCGTGCATAAGAGTACGGGCGTGTTCGATCAGGCCAAGCTCGACGGCGAGATCGTGACTGCGGATGACGCAGCCGAGGTGTGTTTGGCTCACATCAAGGACCCTGGTGAGGACGTGGACTGGACAGGTGTCAGCATAAAGAAAGCTGCCGAGGTGGCGCTAGGCGTGCATACACGCTATTGCAAAGACATCGCTCCGATCCACGACTACCTCGCGATCGAGCAGACCATGGACGAATTGGAATTGGTCTGGGACGATCTTGGGATCAAGCTCATCCTCACGGGCACGCTCGACAGGTTGTTCGCTAAGGGTGAAGAGATAGGTGTCGCCGACCTGAAGACCGGCGCACGGGCCTGCTCGCAGACGAGCGGCAAACACAAGGCCCAAGTCGGCGCGTACGAATTACTCGCCGAGAAGAAAACGGGTATGATGGTGACAATGCCTGGGGAACTGATTCAGCTGCAGACGAGCAGCAACTACCGCGCTGCTGTGCATCCGGTGGTTAACGCTCGCGTCGCTCTTCTAGGCGACGACAATCACGCTGGCATCCTGACCCACATGGCCAAGTCACTCAAGAGTGGTGATTTTTTAGGCAACCCATCGTCATGGTTGTGCAGTCCGAAATACTGCCCAGCGTGGGAACGATGTATTTACAAATAGGAGAGTCATGATGACGACCGTAGCAGACTTACGAAAGCCCAAGACCGCGCTCGCTGAGGTGATGAAGCAGCCGCCGAAGCAGCGCATCCAGACGTTGTTGCAGGAGAACAAGAAAGAGATCGCCGCAGCGTTACCGAAGCATCTCAACATCGATCGCATGCTGACGATCGCGCAGACAGCAGCGACATCGGTACCGGCGCTACTTGAGTGCTACACGCCATCTCTGTTCGGCGCGATGATCAAATGCACGCAGCTGGGCCTGGAGCCGAATAACGCGATGGGCCAGGCGTATCTGGTTCCATTCCGCAATCGGAAGCAGAACCGCAAAGACGTGCAGCTGATCATTGGCTACAAGGGATTGATCGACCTGGCACGCAGGTCAGGACACGTTGTCAGTATCAACGCCCAGGCAGTGCGCGAGGGCGACAAGTTCGAATGGGAGTTCGGACTGAATGAGAAGCTCGTTCATGTTCCCGGCGACAATCGCGGCGAGATCACGCACTTCTATGCGTACGCAAAACTCGTTGGCGGGGGGCACCAGTTCGACGTGCAGACGCGCGCAGACATCGACAAGCTCATGCAGTCAACGCAGTCGAAAGGCGAGTACGGTCCATGGGCGGATTATTACGAGCAGATGGGGCGGAAATCGATGATTAGACGCATAAGCTCTTACTTGCCGATGTCCATTAGTCAGGCCGAAGCGACGTCTCTAGATAGCCGCGCAGACGCAGGTCTCGACCAGGGACTGGAAGGTGTACTCAGTGGCGACTACACGGTGCTGCCGGACACTGAGGAGCCTCAGGCGTTGCCCGAGCCGATCACCGACATCAACGGTGAGATCTTCGATCCGGAGCAACACCAGGAATCGGATGGTGAGCCGGTCTACAACAAGGATCAGTCGTTCAGAAAGAAACGCGCGAAGCCATCGCAACCGGCTACGTCGCAAGAACAACCGCCGACAACGGGAGACCCAGGAGCAGGAGCCGAAGACCCCGGCACAGGAGAAGCACCACCACCGGGAGGCGATGAAGGCTTCGGCATCGAGTAATTAACCGCAAACCAGGAGGGACGCATGTTAGTTCTAGAGAGATACTTAAAGCAGGGAGTGAAGATCGGCGACGACGTGCTGATACAGGTTCTGGAGATCCGCCCTGTTCTGGGTGGTAAGCCAGCAGCCGTTAGGCTAGGTATCGCCGCACCCGATAGCACCCGCATCCAGAAAGAGGAAGTCTGGATCGAGCAGCAGAATCCGGAGTTTAAGAAAAATGCAACTAACGAAACTTAGTATCGATTCGTTCCTGCAGATAAAGGCGATGGACCTGGACCTCAGCGAGGCCCCGGTCCATCTGATCTGCGGTCACAACGAATGCGGCAAGTCCAGCATCCATGAGGCAATACGGTATGCGATGTTGGGCGAGACAGATCGGGTCTCTCTAAAAAGGGAGTACCCACTTATGGTCCGTGCTGGCGCGAAAACTGCGTCAGTACGGATCGATTTTGTCGACAACGAAGGTAACCATGACTTCATCGCTCGCGATGTTGGTAGCGGCAAGGTGACCGATGGTGACGACACTGACCCACAGTTCGGTATCGATACTGTCATGGATGCAACCAAGTATCCACTGATGGACCCGAAGCATCAGCGTACGTTCCTGACAGACCTTCTACAGATCCGAATCGATCGCGGTAAGGTCAGGGCCAACATGTTGCGCAAGGGACTGCCGGAATCGTTCTGCGAGATCTTGCAGCCGATGTTGCGTGCCGGGTTCGATCCCACGCACAAGGAAGCGAAGTCTCAACAGAGCCAGGCACGGGCACGTTGGGAGCAGCTTACCGGCGAGAAGTGGGGATCGACGAAGGGCGGCGAATGGAAGCCCGAGAAGAGGCCAGTCATCCAGGCGATGAGGGACGCAGCGAGCCGTGAAGCTGAGAAGTATCGGCTCGCGTATAACTCGGCGCTCGAAAATCTCGGCGAGGTGAAAGCCCACCAGGGCGGGTTCGGTGGACCGTGCCCCAACTGCGAGACGATGCTGGTATGGAGCGGGAGGCACATGAAGCTCCAATCGGACGAGCCGACGCGGGAAGAGCTAGGCGACGCCGCGAAAGCGGCTAAGGAAGTTGAGGGCCTGGAGAAGGTGTGGGTCCAAGAGCGTGAGCGAGTCGCACAGATGGAAGCCGACATCGAGTTCAATGGCCGCATGGCAGAGATCCAAGTCGAGGCTCAGGAGATCAACGCGGAGATCCTGAACTGGATGATGGCAGCAGAGATGTTAGCGCCGGACGGCATCCCGAGTCAGATGATCGCCGAGGAACTGAAGCCGATCAATGAGCGGTTACGTGAGACTTCTATTGCCACGTCGTGGGAACAAGTTGTCATCACCCCCACAGTGCAGATCACGATCGGTTCGCTGCCCTATTCCCTTTGTAGTGAAAGCTCGCAGTGGCGTGCGCAAGCCGCAATCGCTGAGGCGATCAGCACGCTTGGTGAACTGGGCATTCTTTGTCTCGATCGAATCGACGTACTGGACATACCGAATCGTGCGCGACTGCTGAAGTGGATCAACTCGGTGGCAGACCAGCACAACACGATCCTTTTGTTTGGTACCCTTAAAGAAAAGCCGCAGAAGCTGCCCGGTACCTTCAGCGTTCACTGGCTCGACAGGGGCGAGGAGTTAACGGACGCGCCGTTTTGATAGAAGGGGTCTACGGTCATATGGTGAAGGCAGGTGCGACTGCTGGTAGCCACTCGCATATAGAGCCGTACTGTCTGGGCGGGTCAGACGCCCCTTTCCACCGGAGTTAAACGATGGCTTACACGCAGGCACAATTCGAAGCGATCTTCCAGACTGTCACGGCAGTCAGTCATCAGATCGTCAAAATAGACTGGGAAGAGATGCGGGTCTGGGTAGACAAAATCGTCGGACCAGATTCAGTGAAAAATCCCGATCGGATGGAAGATCTGCAGAACCTGCAAATTGCGATCGGTGCGTTCGGAAAAATGCAAGATGTCCTTAGAGAGACGGGGATTCCGATCCGGAACCCCATCCACATGATTCCTAAGGAACCGCCAGGCCCGTAGACGGCGGCTCTAGGTGCGGGGCAATGCCCCAAGGGTGGCTAACGGCGCAAAGACCACGTTAGCACTTCACCATACCTTTCGATGTTCATCTCTGCTGAATTACCACCGTGTGCTTGCAGCAACGACGGTGCAACCTCAGCTTCAATGCCTACGGGCCTGACGTCTCTACCGCTTTCTTTGGCTTAACGCCCAACCAGATCCCAATGACAATCCCGATGAGTATCAGTAACCGAATTATTCGGTCACGGTCAGAATCGGGGGGAGCGGGGGGGATGGTGGTGGGGCTACCGTAAAACTGACTGCGTTACTGGGCGCTGATGTGAGTCCGTTCGCAGTTTCCGCTGTCGCGACACATTGGTAAGTGCCCGGCGCGAAGTCCTCCGTACTCATCGTTTCGCCCATCGTATAGACGAACGTCTGACCCTCACAGATCAGCGTGACGTTCACCAGATCGCCTGCCACGATCGGCGTGCCATCTTCATAGTCGGTGGGGTTCTGCCATTCGAAGTCGGTCGCAAAAGCCGTGCCGACAAACAGCAGCATCACTAACGTAATCAATCGTTTCATTTCGCCTCCTTATTGGCTGGTGCTGCCCAAACACCTAACAGTGTCGTGAGCAGCGTGACAAATTGCTCCATGGTCTGAGCGTCGTTGAACATAGGGCCGAGGAACGGCATCTGAGTGACCAGCCACCCGATGCCACCCCCGACTGTAGCTCCTATGAGTTTGTTGTACTGGCTGAGGCCTGCATCGTCCAGAGCCTTCTCGGTCGCCTTCTTGAAACGCTTCGCGACCTTGACGGCACGATGCGCGCGAAACGCATCGTACCCCTTGCCAGCCAGTTTGCCGACGCCCAGGAGATCCGGCACTAGATTACGCCGGGGGCACTCGGTGTCTTGTTGAAGCGGGCGAAGACCCACGCGACAACGCCGACGATGCCCAGCTGGACTTGCGGGTCCAGTAGGAACGCTAACGCCGGAACGTACCCAACGATTAGGGTTGCCACGTATCCGACCACACCACCTATCACGGTGGCACTTGAAGTTCGAAGTCCTGTTTCCACGGTTTTCTCCTATTGACGAGTGACGGTTACTTTCCAGGTCATGCTTGGTGTCGTGCCGCCGACCACCCATGCGGTCGAGATGTTTCGCGGGCAATTCGGGATCGTGATCACTTCCAGTGCAGCGACGGATTGCTGCGCGAAGCTCGCCAGAACATGGCGCTTGCCGTCGATGATGCCGATGATGTCAACGTCCAAAGTCATCGCGCCACCGCCAGCGGTGACATCGAGATAGGCGCGAACGTCCGGATGCTCTGACGGGTATCGCTTGCTGATTGTTTCGAGATCAGGTCCGTCGCCACTGCCCGTGCCTTGCGGTCCTCGTTCGTCTAATACGCGTTCCTGATACATCAGTCTCTCCTTTGAAGGTTCCGCCACCAATCTTTGACATCGAAATTGGGGCAGGTTTTCGACTTGGTGAAATCGTTGTGCCCGTAGACTCCGCAACCGGGATATTTCTGATCGAGGCCACGCACTATAAGCTCCAGAGTAGCCCACTGCTTGTCGGTGTAGTCGTTAACCGCCTTTCCTGTGGACTTGTGCATACCACCTACAAGGCAGATGCCGATGCTATTCGTATTTTTGCCGCGAATGTGCGCGCCTTGCTGCTCGACCGGTCTGCCAAGCTCTAGAGTTCCGTCGCGCTTAATAACGTAGTGGTAACCAATATCTCGCCATCCACGACCGCCCTCTGATTTCGGGTCAGTGTGCCATCGTCTAATTGTCTTCGCGCCGATAGTCGGATGCTGGCGCGGGTCACGCGGTTTCGTGAACGAACAATGGATCGCGATTAGGTTAATCAACCTCATCCGGCGAGTCTCTCGATCGATTCGGTGATCCGAATGGTGTCTTCTCGCTGTTCTTTGCGCAAGGTTTCGTGCTGCCGTGATAGTTCTTTTCGAAGCTCACTGTGCTGCTGCGTGCCTTCCGTACGCACGACACTGACAGCCTTGAACAGCGAAGCACGGTCACTCTTGGATTCTTGCGCAAGTCCGGTAAGCGTTTCGCACTGTTTTTCCATTACCGCCAATTTGGCCTCATGGTCTCCCACAGTAGCCTGGACGCTGTTTAGCGCCTTCCAGATCACGCCGAATGGCACGATCAAAACGGCCCAGGCGAATTGCAGATAGTCCATGCCTTTGTCCTTAAATTTCGAAAAATAGCCGTCGCGCGAAATTCGACTTTCCAAGTCTTTAAAGCTCACACGAATTCACTCCTATATGCTACAGACGTTTTCACTTTAGAAGAAATCGATCAGCGGTTCGACCTGTGCCGCGAGTGCGTTACGTTGCTTTGTCAAGGTATCAGTTAACGCTTGTCGACGTTGAGGAGAGAGTCTGCGATCCATCGATATGATGTTCATCTGCTTATTGACTGCGCTGATCTCGCGGGTCACTCGACGTAGATGCGGGAGGGCAGCGAGTTTCTGGCTTTCATTCGCAGCGATACCGAACGCTGCATCACCTCGACCCTCTTCCTGATAGATCTTCAGTGTGCGGGCAAGGCCATCAGCCTCGCTTAGCATCTCCCATATCAGTCGGTTGTACTTGGTCGTCGTTGGGATCTCGCCGCGCTTGAATCTCTCGATTACCGGCAACTCATGCAGTCTCTTCGACGTTAGCTCACCGAGCGTGCGCTCAGGTCCGTATAGGATGGACTCGGTCATCACATTGCCGACGCCCATTGCATACACACCTAGCGCACCGAAGTAACCGCGAACGAAATGCTCAAGTCGCTTAGGTGACTGCAACCAGTCCGGAGCAGCTTCAGGCATCGCGTCGCCAACCCACTTCGCGAACTCCCCCGTGCGCCAGTCGTACTGACGTTCAGGCAGAAGGTTCTCCATGCCAGCCGGGATGATCGGAGAATCGGTGAAGAAGCTTGTGTTGTAGTAGCTCTCCATCCACGGCTTAACAAGCTGCGGGACCGGGTTGAACGCGAACGTGTCAGTCGTCGCTGCGAGCATGCGCTCTGCAAATAGATCCCACCCATCAAGACCCTTCATGGACCGAAGCATTCTCTCTGGTATCGTCGAGAAGATGACTCCAGACTCAAATGGTTTCGGGATGCGGAAATGTTCGTCGCCGACCCAGAAATGATAGTAGGTGTCTTTGTCCCACTCGCTCACTTCGTCATACCGCTCGTCGTCGTCGTTGTACAACGCTAACGCGATCGACGCCATCATCAAGCCGCCGCCCTTGGCGAGGAAGTTCATGGGATGTTCTTTCGCGCCGCGATACAGTCGATTGAGTCCCTGCACTCTCGCATTCAGGAACGGCACGATCTGGATCATCGTCTGCGTTGCAGCCCAGTCTCCGGAGCGCGTGAAGTTGAGGAGATCCTGCGCCTGGTATGCAGCCTCCGCAGGCGACGGGATGCCCTCATTTATAGCTTGTCTGGACGCGTCCGCACCAGACATGCCGGTGGCAGTAAGCTCAGCGATCCTTCCATCCCACCGAGCTTTCAGTGTGTTGTACACGCGAACTCGATTACCGAACTCGGATGCGGTACCGACTCGACGCCACCACTTGAGCATATTCTTTGGTGACACGACGGTCTTCATGAATCCGCTGACGTCCTTGACGCCCATGTCTTTGAGCAGTCCACGGATCTGATCAGGATGTGAGTCGTAGAACCCGCCGCCGCCTCGACCTGCATACGCAAGCGCAAGCATCGCCGGGCTGTCGTTGTACGCTTCACGCAGCGAACTGATCGGCGCACCGAGAGACTTGATCGGGACGTCGCTCACTACGAACGTGGTCACCGTGTCACGTATCCAGTTGGCGATCATGAAGGCTGGATCGACAGTGACACCAATCGTCAGCCACTTCTTCGACGTCCTAAATAGCGACATCATCCCGCCGAACTGTTGGCCAGTCATGCCGCCGATCGAGCGCATGAGCATGCGGTCAGTCACTGCGTAGTATTGGGGCTTGCCCTTCTCCCACACGGTAACGACATCACCACCCGGAGGCTTCATCCTCGTCCAGAACGTAGCCCATCGCTCCTGCTCACTCTTCGGCCACTGGTTGTAGATCGCTTCCGCGCCAGCGGCGTCAGAAGCATTGATCATGCCAGCCTTCAGCATCAGTTCTGAGATCTGCTTGGCGTTCAGAGAGAGGATCGGGCGCGCGACCTGGTCGAGCTTGATCATCGACCTCGTTACCAGTCCGACCTTGGCGATGCGCTTCATTGCCTCGTTGCGATAGGTGCGCTCCAACAGGTACGCCGTGTTCATAAACATGGACTCGACGACGTTACCCTCTAGTCGCAGCGCGTCACCTTCACGATCAACGCCACCAGTCAGCTTAAAGATACCGCTCCCGCCGACATCAATTCGTTGACGTCCTGCTCCTGGTTCGCTGCGCCCTTCCAGCTGCATCGCCTCGCGCCAGAAAGGAACGTATTCGTACTGCCTCCACAGCGCCGCTTCCTTCTTATCGAGTACGCCACGGTTGATCGCGAGATCGATGTTGGCCTGGTTCAAGCTATCCCACTTCGACAGGACCTCTTCGAAGACCTGCTCGTACGTGCGTCCGTCTGGAGCGGTACGAGTTTTCGCCCAGTCCAATGTCTCCGTCACCAGCTGCTCATCGAGCAACTTCTCTCTGGCTCTAGGCGTGCCGTGAGTACCCTTGGCCTTGTCTTGTTGAATGATTCGCTGCGCTCGTCGAGCGACCATCCATTTCTCCCAGTTGCGCAGCTGACTGGTACCACCAATAGCTGATAGCGGCTGGAAGATCTCGGTGAATCCTTGACCGTTGACTGGGTTTGAGAACTGACCGCCTTTGAATGATGGGATGCCATGACGCATGACCGCGCCCATCACGTTGTTGAAATTTCGTAACGTGCTGTAGGCTTTGTACGCACTGGCAGAAGCGTCGAGCAGCCCGTCTGCCAGCTGTATCTTCAGGCTCTTCGCAGCCTTCGTTTCCAGTACCTTGATCTGATTGCCCGAGTCGAGCAGTCCCTGCGTAAGCTCGTCGTACGCATTGTCATGGAATTCCTGGAGCCGCTTCTTCAGGCGGTCAACGAACGACATCTCTCGCTGAGGGATGTTCATCTTCTCTTCCCAACGACCGTCGAGATCATCGTTCATTGGGGCGCTCTCTTGCGAGAGGTACGGCACATCGAATTCTTCCGCAAGATCTTCAAGCGCGGAGCCTAGCTCCTGATCGTTGCTCGCTTTACGAACGCGGTCGAGGTTCTTCGACTTCAGGAACTCGCTGTACTTGTCGCTACTGCGATCGATTCCAAGCCCACCAGCCATCAGCGCACGGCGCTCCGCTCGTCTCTTGCTGGTACGGATGAGTCCTATCACGTCGGCGTCTGTCGGTGTCACCGTGAATCCCAGCTGCCGGACGAAAATCTTGACGCGGGCGATGATCTCCTTCATGACAGCGGCCCTACCGTTCATCGTCTCGGCTAGGTACGCAACGATCTCTTCAGTGAAGATGTCTTCGCCATTCTTCTCGATCGAGTAGCCTCGACCCATCATCACTCCGATAGCGTCGTTGATCGCATCGTTATCAGAGTTCAGGATGATCTTCTTTAGCTCAGGCAGTAGAGCCGTCTTCCACTTAGGCATCTGGCTCATCGTGAAGTGTCCGAACGTCTCATGCTGAATTGTTGCTTCGATGTCCGCAACGCTTTGCATGTTACCGGCAACGATCCAGATCTCTTTCTTGCTTGGCTGATACATCCCCTTGATGGTGGAGGCTCTGCCTCTTACGTTAGCCGGAAGATCATTCTGCGTCTCCACAACCCGAATGCGGACCAACGACGACAGGCTATTGATGACGTCAAGGATCTGGAACCGAACCTCACCGGCAGTGAAACTGCGTTGCTTGCCCTTGCGACCTCGCGGGTTCTTGACGACGCGATCGTCTGAGGTTAGGAGCGTCTGTCCTTCGGCTGGATCGGTAAGCTGTTCAGCAGCCCCCTCTGCTGCTGACGCAGGCCTGGCAGTCTCGGAGAGGCGGGGTTCGTCTGTTCCAGCCCGCTGATCTGACGATTCAGAAACCGTGCCTGAGCCTGGTTCCCCGGCGGCAGGGGCCTGCGTGGTCTGTAGACTGGCATCGCGTTCTCCTACTTTTGCTTTCGGGGTTTGGAGTCCTTTTGCGGACTCGGCTTTGATTGCTGCCCTGATGATGGACTGGACTTCTTTGGCAGCACTATCGAGCTTCCCTCTGAGAAGATTGGATCGTCCTCTGGAACGGAGGCTCTTACGGTACGAATTGCCATTGCCTGTCTCCCATTCGCCTTCGGAGCCGTGCTTCTCCAGGCGAGTCTCAACTAGATCAACGTCGATGGTGAGATTGTGCCGGTCTGTCAGTGCAAGGAACTCACCCTCTTTGACGTCAGATATTGTACCAGCCGTATCGGTGCCAAGCGTGAGACGTTCCATGATCATTTGTTTCATGGCTTTGACACTGCGGAACTGACCGGTCTCCTTTCCTGCCTTGGTTTTGATCTCTGTGCGCTCGACCGTGATAGCAATTCCAGGAGCCTGATCACCTAGGCGCTGCGCTCCGCGCCACCCAACAGCCAACTCTGGGAACAGTTCGGTGAACTCCTTCATGAACGCTTCGGATACGGCAGCGTCACCTAACCCGCCTTCGCCCTGAGGATCAGAATACATGTAGATCGTGATGGAATTAGCGCCTGACTTTTGCGGCTTGGTTCGGTACACCTCGCTCTGCTGGAGCAGAAGACCGATGACGTCAGCGAGATCTGCGGCGCGTGCCTCACTCGCCAGTGTGGTTAGCTGTGCCGATGGGTTAGGACTGAAGTCGGCGTACCCACCTGGAACGTATTCAATGCTAGTGGTCTGGCTTTGAACTAGACCCTTAGCAATCGGGATGACCTTGTCGACGACCTCCTGAGTAACTCGCGTGCGCTGCTCGACTGACAGCTTCGCCCACGCTGCAGCGAACAACTTCTCCATCGGCGAGCCAGACCCAAACTCAACCTCGAATGAGAGCAGCTGCTCGTTCTTGGTGAAGGCAGCACTCGGAGTTTCTGGGCCACGACCGGTAGTAGGCAGCGACACCGTGGTAACCATGTGAGTCCAGTCGACTGCCTGAACTTCAGCTGCTGTCCATCCACCGCCGTCGAAGCCTTCCTTGTTCAGCTGTCTGGCAACGGCATTGTAGAACGCGACGCCTGACTGGTATGCGGGTTCACCTGGCACGCCACTCTTCTGATCAATGACCAGTTTCGCTGCCTTCTTTCCGAACCTCTCCTGCAGATACGCCAGATAGGTGTCATCGATGAAGCCAACACCTCTTGATGCGTGGACATCTATAACTGCTGGCTGCATCCCACGGATGTCATGCCCCATGACGGTCCTGGTCAGCGTACCGATTGCACTATCGAGGAAGTCGTGGAGCTTCAGGCCGATGCCCTTCTCAACGACGCCTCCTGAGAAGAACGTCTTCAGCTGCTCTTCGCTAAGGCCTGCCTTCGATAGGTCTGGTGCGCCGCGAGACTTCTCGTCAGCGTTCAGCAAATTACGCATCGCTCCAGATGGTGACTCGTTCTTGTTCGCCATCAGCCAGCCGACCATCAACTCGTCCGCTCTCTCTGATCCGAACTTCTGATGGAATACCTTGCGAACGTCTCGATACCAGGTGCGAAACTCCTTGGTCGACTCAAAGTTATCGCGGATCTGTTTGACCTTGTCGCGAGGTTTCTGCTGACCGACGACTATCGTCCCGTCTTTGTCCTTCAGCACCGTGCGTGCGTTGCCTGCCGGTAACGCTCCACCGGTCACGGCTTTTGCTAGTCGTTTAAGATGCCTCCGCACATTACCAACCGCGTCTTTCGGTACTGGTCTCTGCACAGTTGGATTGTCACGACGGATCTCGAACGCTTCCTGATCGAAGGTCCCGCTGGGTGGCCGCGTCAACGTACCAGCATTACCTTGCTCTGCAACGAAGCCAGCTGCCTCGTAGAACTGCCGAAGCTCAGCGACCTTCATGCCCTGGTCGGCTGCGTCTTCCTTGGTCGGCGTGACAGTTAGTGTGACGTCGTTCTTGTCAGCTATCTGAGTGGTCTCGAAAAGCACGTCACCGGCTGCAGCCTGCGCTGGAGTCTCGTCACCGCGCTTGATCAACTCCTCGATCTTGACCGTGCCACGTTTCGGGCTTGAGACCTGGACGACAGCATCGCTCTTCACGACCTGCTGCGGAGCCGCCTTGTTCTGAACAACGCTCTTCGACAGATCCTTGGCGAAGCCGTCGACCCTCTCGTCACCAGTCTTGCGCGAGTTGGGGGAACCATCCTTCGGCGTGCTGCTGAACAGAGGCTCACTGCCAGACTGTTTCGATCGCACAGCTTCGGCAAGATTCTCGGCGATCGTCTGACGATTATCGCGAGATTTGACAGTGACGCCTAACTCGGCAGCAGTTTCCTGAAGATCCTTACGTGACTGCTTTGCCAACTCCTCAACTGGTGACTGGGCGCGAGCTATGGCAGCAGCCCGAGTTTCGCGAGCGCGCTGTCTTTCTCGTTGCTCTACGGTCGGACCTTTTTGTGCAGCCGTTTTCGGAATTTTGGCCGCGCCGATTTTTTCGGATTTGGCATCTGCGGGCCGCTGTGCATTCACTTTTGTGAGCAGATTCGATAATGCTTTCGACGCACCGCGAGCGGCTTTGTCGTTCTGCTCGATTGCCTGCGCGTCCTCAGCATTAGACGCCTCGTTAATTGCATCCACTGCAGCATCGAAGTCGGTAACGACTAGATGTCCGTCCTCGATCGTCAGCCCATCGACCTGGACACCTCCGTCTGTGCGAACCTCAAGCGCGCTGGCCTGCGCTGTCGTTAGCTTGACCCGAACGGCTTCGGCTTCGGAGACTTGGTTGTCTACTAGCCTCTGAAGCTGGGCTGCTTTGTTACCGCTGACAGGCAGATCATTGTTCTGCAGCACGGTGCGCAGTTCGTCCGAAGTGACTACATCTATGCGGACGTCTTCTACAGTCAGGGTACGAGAAGGATCTTTGAATGCGGCGTCGAGTTGACGGTCATCAAGTATCTCTACCTTCGGACTCGCCCCGGTGGTCTCGGTAACGGGTTGCGCTGCTGCGGCGACTGGTTGCTCCGCTGGTTCGCCTTCAACTCCCCGTGGCTGTTCTTGCCTATCGGGTTCCGCGCTCCGCTCTGCACGTCCGTCCGGCTGTTGAACATCCTCGCTGCCTTCCCCGCTGACGCCTTCGGGCTTAGCCCTTGGCTTCGAAACTTTTTCTTGAGGCTGTTGAACTGTTTCGGCACTGGGAGTCTCCTTGGCAGCAGCAGCTGCCTGCGTTCCGATGTCTTCCTCTTGGACGGTGGTCTCATCCACCTCTTCGGCCTGGGCCTGTGCCGTACCGATGGCTTCGTCTGTCGTGACGTTGACCGCCTGACCAGCAGGTCCAGCTGGCGGCGCGACGTCTGGCTTCTCACCAGGCTCACCTTCCTGAGTTGAAGCTGCAGCCTCTTCGGCATCACCGAGAGGTCGATCGCCCGGTCGGCCCGTGACGAAGTTCGCGCCTGCGCCTGGTACTAACATGCCAACGATCGTGGCTGGCAGTAGCACGTTGGTTTCGTCTTTGAATTTCTGGAACGCCTGCTCTACGGTGATCGTTTCCTGGCCGAGCATTATCATCGCTTCAGCCGGACCCTCAAGGTACTCAGTGAGACCCTCGACCAGCCCGCCCAGCAGGCGAAGGCCAGCACCAGCAGCGAGCGAGTGTGGTGTCTTAATTGGAGCCAACAGAGCAGCTGCACCTGCCGAGTTTAAGATACCGCTGGCTGCGGTCATCATCAGGAACGCATTGTTGGCGGTAGACTGCGCGACGTCTTCCGGTACGCCTTGCTCGCGCAAGATGTTCAGCGTTTCGCGATAGGTCTGCGACCCTTCCAACATACCGCCAGCGATGCCGCCGACTGCTGTTGCTGTACCGATCGCTGCTCTACCGATGCGAGCCATCTTCGCCTGCACCAGAGGATCTGCCATGTCAATCTGACGCCCGCCGACCCTCAGGAACCTGCCTGGCTGAGCTTGCCGTCGCACTCTACGCGGGAGTGCTTGACGCTGCGCTGCAGTCAGAGCGCCTTTCTTCAGCACCTCTGTCTCTGCCGCTCCACCGACTGTGCCTGCTACTCCTGCTCTCCTCGCAAGCTGAGACATGGCGAGCTTGCGGACTGCAGCGCGAGTGAGACCAATGGGGGTGAGGGTAGCGAACAGCGATGGAATGATCTGCCCTATCTGGTACGTCAGAAAGTCACCGTCTAGCAGAAGCTCAGGGTTCTCAAACACGTTGCCATCTGGGATGACTGCGCGCTCCGCGAACCCCTGGATGCGTGGCTGAAAGAACTCCTCGATACTCGTTCCCATGTTGGCAACAGCATCGATGCCTGTGATATTGCCCAGGTAGTTCAGGATCGTACCGGTGGACTCAGCCAAGCCAAGCCCACCTACTGATAGACCTCTGCCAAGGTTCGCGAACAGACCGCCGCCCTCGCCCTGAGCTACGCGCTGAGCGCGCTGAGCGACAGCCTCTGGTGGCTCGTCAGGGGTGGGGTCAGCCCTGAGCCTGATGTCCTGCGTTGTAACCGGGGGCACAGACTCTGGATCTGGGGTCACAGCAGGCGTCGACTGAGCCATCATCTGGCGCTGAGCTTGCTGAGCTTGCCGTGTAAGGTTGCGGGCTTCTCTCAGGTTGGCCCCACCAGACGGCGGGAGAGGCTGCTCAGGAGGCGTGCCAGGTGGGCGGGGCAAGTCCGCACCACCACGGTCGATCGCTTGAGCTACAGCACGCTGGGCTGGTCCCTGCACGGTTGGCGGGGCAGGTAAGTCTGCCGGTGTGCTGGGGTCAGCCATCTGAGCCAGGCTCACCCGAGCAGGAGGCTCTTCCAGAGTGGCGTTGAAAGCCTCTCTGAACCGGCGAGTATGCGTCGGCAGATCGTCGGTGATCTCAGCGGGCTTGATCTCGGTGGGCTGGCGGGTACCTTCCTGGAAGCCACGGATGGCGTCGACCATCTCACGTCCACTCTCAGGACTGATCGCACCAGACCCCATGCCAGCCTCTAGATTTCTGACGTTGCGCGCCCTGAGATCTAGGCTGTTGGCGTCCTCAAGAATCCTCGATGGATCAAGAGGATTCCTGGGCCTGGCTCCCTGAGCGACAGGCGGTGGGCGTGGTAGATCGATTGCCATGCATTACAGACCGAATTCTTGCTCGACGAGTAACCTAGCCTCTTCACGTTGGATGCCCCGCTCCCGCATCAGCTGAATGATGCCAGCTTCGATTGCAATATCCTCGTTACTAGCATTGAGCGGAACGGTGTTTCCACTCGTCGTTTCAAGCAAGAACTTCTCACCAAGCGGGAACTCAGGAGTAGCATCACCCGTCTCGACGCTCCAACTCTGGGAAGGATCTAGCAACGCCGTCTCTAACGGACTGCCGGGGATGTTCACAAACTCGCCCTGAGCGTTACGCTCCTGAGTTAACAACCTGCCCGAGCCATCGTCAGCATGGATCGTGCGTCGACTCAGACGCTGTTCAGACAGTCCTTGAATCCTTGCCAGTTCTGACGAGGTGGCAGCGCCACGCTCGTCGACCCTAAGACGTCGCTCCTCGAACCCGCGTTCACGTACTGCCGCGAGGCCTGGATCGAGTTCGTTCGCAGCTTCCAGTGCGTCGTCGAAGCGACCGCTAGGTGTCGCGGCGAATTGAGTACCGCCCGCTGTGCTGAAACCAACGCGACTGCCTTTGATTAACTGCACCGCCCCTTCGGGCAGGCCAAGCTCTTCCCTCAACTCAGAACGAGGTGGCGTGGAGATCGTGCGGCCTGATCCCGCGTTAGCAGTAAGCGGCACACTTTGTCGCGGACTGCCGACAGCCAAAGGACGTTCACCTAGATCCGGTGGCGCAACTTCAGGCGGTCGAACGCCAGGGAGCGCAGCAACAGTAGGGATGTTTTCACGTCGCTCTATTGTCTCTCCCTCACGCACCGGTCCCTGAAGCTCCGGACGTGTGACGCTACCGTCTGGCTGACGCGTTGAGCCAGGAGCAACAGGAGCAAGTGGCCCTGCGGTCTCTGGTTCTCGTACCGGACCAACGAAGCGTTCGCCTCCCTCATTGCGCTCCGCTCGAAACTCTGCGAACGCAGGGTTCGGAACCCGCTGGCCAGATCCTTGCCCGCGACTGCCCGGCCTTCGAATGGTTTCTGATGGCGGGGTATTAGCGCGCTGGAACGCGATGCGCTCGCGCCTCTGTCGCTCAATTTCTGCTCTGCCTCTAGCCATGTCTACCTCCTAGCACGGGCAAGACTTGATCTTGGTCTCGCCAGCAAATGCGTTTTCGATTCTGGACTCACCAGTGTTCTCGTTCTTGTTCGTGTTATTCGTGCCACCGTGCATGGTCGTGTCCTGGTCAACCTTCGACTCATGGAACCGACCAAGCTGCGCGGCAGAGATCTGGGCTGCTGATCTAGAAGCTGCCGCTGAAGCTGTCGCGCCTGACGTTGATGCGGCTGCTGAAGATGTGGCATTCGCCTGGGTAGCAGATTCGATAGTTCCGCCAACGTGACCCTGGAAATCAACCCGCTCACCGAATAGCGAAACGTACTGCTGGAATCTTCCCACCTCTCCATTTACTTCAGCCGCGAACCCGCGCACCTTGGAGTCATAGATCGACGCAACTGCATTCGATTGATCGACCAGCACGCGTGCCGCGTCCACCTCTCTCTGACTCTCGGCGGTGAATGCCTGCACATCGACGCCGAACCTGCTCACCTCACCTTCGAATCGTCGAACCTCTGCGTCCACTTGGGACGCGTACTGACGAACCCGAGAGTCGAACGACTCGTTGTTCGCACGCTTGGTGTCGACGATGATCTGAGATGCGCTAACGTCTCGACCTATCTGCGCGTTGAACGCCTGGACGTCACCCTGGTACCGCTGCACTTCAGAATTGTATCGACCTGTCTCTGCCTGACTCTCAGCTGTGAGCCTGTTGACCTGCGCGGCAAACACCTGAGTCTCTGAGTTCAACTCGGCAGTGATCGCCTCAATCTGAGCGCGCACCGCCTCGATGCTCGCGCGGAAGCTCTCGATCTTGAACCGTTCAACATCGATTTCCTGTTGCTTGGACTGGCTTTCAGCACTCACCACCGCGCTGTACGCCTCGACCTCGTTCTTGAAAGCCTCGACTTCACTGGAGAACGTGTCGATCTTCAGGCGCTCAGCGCCAACGCGTGACGTGTAGATGTCGGTCGCGATAGCAGCGGCCCGCACCTCCGTGGCGTAGCCCTCGATCTCAGCGGAGAACTTATCAATGATCAGGCGGTTGCTATCGATGACGAATCGCGATGCTTCCAGCTGCGATTTGAATAGCTCGAACGTCGCTAGAACGGCTTCGATCTGCGCCCGATAGTTGTCGACCTTCGCCGCGTTGATCTCGCCCTTGATCCGCTCTCCGTCAAGCTCCGCTCTGAACACATCGAGCTTCAGGACTTCGCCTTCCAACTCAGTCTTGAACACCTCTGACTCGGTGCGGTACGCCACCACGTCCGCGTTGTACCGCGTGACCTGAGCGTTGAATAACTGCAGCGCCAGATCAACAGTCGTCCTGGCGATCTCGAACCCAAGCTGCTGTCGATTCAGATCATCCGTGACTAGGGCAATCTCTAGTCGCCCAGACTCAGTGACAGCGAACCTGACATTCTCCACCTCCATCTCGGCCTGCTTGATGGCCTGGTCCCTGGAGAGAGAACTGCTCTTGTCCTGATTGCCCTGAAGTATTTCCTGGTTGCGTTTAACGAGCGCACCTGGAGGCATCGAGAATCCGCGAGCGGAAAACTCTTCGAAGGCTTCCTCTCTCGCCTGCAATCCGATGGCATCTTCACGCTCGCGCGCACGTTGCCAGATTGCCTGGTAGATGGCGTCCGACAACCCGGTCGATGTATCGCTTAACCAGAGATCGAGCTTTGTCTGCAGCGACGATAGAAGTGACGAGACGTACGCCGACTGAGTGAACGAGAAAGTCGCAGTCGGATCTGCCGGACTGCCAACCAGGACCGCATCGAACGACGGGATGATTACCGTTGGCGATGACGGCAGAACGATCTGCTCCAGTGTCGGAGCAGCAGGGAGAGCAGACGAAGGTGTTGGCGGCAACGTAACTGCAGCGAACGAGCCGATGGTAGGAGCGACCTTCGTGAACTCACTGGGAGGCAGCGGCAGATTGATTGCAGGCTTGATCGCAGTCAGCTGCGGCGCAGGGTCAACCACATTGGCCGAGATGCTCGCCAACGATGGAGCGTCAGGAGATGATGGGAACGCGTCCGCGACAGGTACCGTGCCGAAGAACGACGGAGAGTTGAATGAGCCGCCGCTGAATGACGGTGCTGTCGCACTGCCAACAGAAGGAGGAGCGAGGTCAGCCGGTGGGGCGGGCGGGGCCGGAATGAATAGCGCCGCACCAGAGAACAATGGCGAAGTGATCGCCGAGAGTCCAGGCACAACCGGATCGGGTGGAGCTACCGGAGGAGCAGGTATCGCGACAGTCCCGCCCTGAAATGGCGGCTCGCTCAAAGTACCTACAGTGCTGAACGACGCCGCTGTAAGTGGGGTGTTGATACCCTGCTGGATGATTGCCAGCCCTTCGTCTGCAAAATCAACAGCCATCTCTACGCTCCATCTAGATCTCGGCTGAGTGTATCAAAGGCTAAGCCCTGAAGGCGATGTCACCGCCCACAGATTGACCCTGGCTCCCGCCTTTGTCTTGGTCAAGCAATGCTGGCTGCGCCAGCCCTGCCGCTTCAAGTCCTCCTGATGCGCCAGCACTAACTTTTGGGGAACCATCACCGTCAAGGAGGAACCAGAACGTGCGGCTGTTGAGATTTGACTCAGCGCCAACATTGTAATTGCCAGACGTCGTATTCCCCTGAATCCAAGCCAAGCCTGCTAGGTTAGCCCCCATCAAGAAGCCACTAACCAGTCCCGGAAGGTGAAATGCTGACCTCCCCCAGTTCGAACAGTATTGCGGTGACAGCCAGACGTCCTTGTCCTTTTCAATGTGAGACTCGAACGGATCTACACCAGCAAAAGGTTTGAACCCAGTAGCATGCTTACCATCAGGCCCTCCGTAAAAGAATCCGATCGCGGCGTCACAGCCTGCGTTCTTGTAAAGCAAGACGATCTCTCGCTCTGAAAGCACCTCGCCAGTTTCGTCATTCCGCTCAGTCCAGTTGATGATCGCAAAGTCGCGACGTAACCCTGCTCCTAAGTTCCGTGCGTCAAGCAAAGTAGGCATCGGTTTGTCACCACGATCCAGTGCCGTCGCACTGCTAGTCAAAGACTGGCCTCGCGCTTTCGATGCGTCTTTTTGCAAACCGCCCATGTCCCTACTGATAACGATAGTTTCATCCTGAACGCTTGGCGATGTGTAGAAGCCCTCATACAGCGTCGGAACGATATTATTTCCGTTGCACAACGTCGACCCTAGGGGGGAACCCAGCATGGTGATGATGGCATTCAGATGGATATTGGTGCCTATGACGTCGCCACCTTCCGTGATGTCCTGCTGATCACAAGGCGCAAGCCTCGCGACGTGCCCGTTGTCGTTTATGTTGAAATGATTGCCGCCTTCGAATGCTATCCAGGAGTCCTGCGTGTACATATTTTCGTAGACCGCACCGTTGTAGAGGAATTCGTTTCTCAATCTTAGGTACCCACCGACTGGGTCTTCCCCCTGAGTGCAATAGAGAACTCCCTCAAAGATGCTGGGGAGGTAGGGCCATGATAGGTCGGTCGCCTCTGAGACCTGCGCCGAACCTCCCGGCTCGTCCACCCCTAATATCTGAGAGAACATTCGCTTCCCTGGTATGCCGTACGGGAATGGGCATTGAACCATTCCGGCAAGCAAGGTCTGTATCCTCTGATTCTCTTCAGCACCTCGTTGCTGCACGGTAGCCCTAGCCATCGGTGTCGGACCAGTTGCGTCGTAAACAACAGTAATTTCTGTGTTCTCATCCGCACTGAATCTACCGACCGCCCTACCGCCCTCTGCATCTCCGGTGTGCGACTCGTTCTGCAGACGCGAGACCATGTTCTCGACCATCATCTTGATTTGTCCAGAGACTGGAGAGTCAGACGCAAAGTAGATGTCGACAGTCTCGATGTCGCCGTCTTCGTTATCGTCTAGACCAGACCAGAGAGCCATCTATTTTTTGAGCCTCTTCTCGGCGATCTTGGTTTCCAGTTCGAGCGTATCGAGCTTGACATCTCCACCGGCAACATTCTCGATGTCGACCTGGTGGTACCTGCTCTTAATCCCGCGTTTGAATTTGCTTCGCTCTGTGGTCCTCGCGCTCGCCGACTGTCGCAAGTTGTACGGTCCACTGGAGATCCCCTGATCCGTAACGAGCGTGAGTTGAAGCTGACCGGATGAACCCACACCTATGTATGCTCCGGTCACCCTCTTGAGAAGAGACGCCTCTGGACCGTTCTCATAGAACGCACCGAAGTCTGTTGATCCGATCGTAGCTATAGCGTCGATGTCTATTCCATCGTCGTCGTCTCCATCGAGGAGATAGATGCCATCACTGCGAGCGCCAAGGAAGTCCTGTCCGATCGCAGCGAAGGCATCAAAGTCGTAGTTCTCGTATCGCGCTGGTGCGCCCGTGTTCTGATTAAGCACCCATGTGTAAAGCTCCTCTGTTGTGTCCAGGAAGTAAGCGCCCTGCGCGTAGCCGGTCAACTCGGCAAGGGCTTGGATCAGGTAGGCCGAGTCACCGAATCCAGTCAGGGCAGCATAGACATTGAGTCCGTACTGACCATCAGTGAACCCGTTCTCTGCCTGGTATGCGTTGAGGACTGCCGTGGCATCAACGAACCCGTTCAGCGCGTTGTAAATAGCAAGCGTGTACTGACTGTCGGTTCTGAGTTGAGCTAACTGAAGGACCGAGATCGCGTACGCGCTATCGACACGTCCTTCCAGTTGCAGCAGAGCGTTGAGGTCGTAGTGGACACCAAACTTTTCTTCTATGAGTTGGTATACATCTATAGCCGACTGCGCATCCAGATGACCGTTCGACTCAATGAATGTGTTCAGAGCATACTGGGCAATCGCAGCTTGCTCGCGCGCCTCCCAGGCGTTGAGGTCGTAGGCCCCTGTCGCGATTCCATTCTCTTGCTGCTGATACGTCAGGTAGTCGTACGAACTGACGGCGCTCATCAACAGGTCAACATAGATGTCTATGCTGTACAGGCCACCGAGATAACCCTGAGCGAGAAGATAGATGTCCAGCTGATACTGCGAATTGAAGACTTGTTCATCAGCCTCGAATGCCAGGAGGTCGTAGTTGCCCTGCTTCTGATCGTCGAGTTCAACAAAAGCGAGTAGCTGGTATTCCATCTCGCCAGCGGACCCTTCCAACTCGGCGTAGGCATTGAGAACGTACTTGCCAGAACCGATGATGTCGCCTTCTGCCTGGTATGCGTTTAGGTCTGCGTTGCCTTGAAGGACTGTGTTCTCAAACTCTTCGAACCCAGCGAGGAAATACGCACCGCCAAAGATCCCTCCCTTGGGATCTGTTTCGCCTTGACCGAGAGTGGCGTCGCCCGCTTGATACTGGACCCCGATCTCGACCTGGTACTCACTGTTGGCCTGCTGATCGTAGGAGGTGTAGTTGTGGAGGTATTGCCCCACGCCCAACGGACCCTGGAGAGCCGACTTACCTTTATGTAAGACCTGCAGATGAACCGAAGTGACACGAATAGCCATTAGCTAACGATCTCGTAGCCGATCTCTGCGGCGTTCACCTCTGCCATCGTCCATGGCGCTGTGGTATCAGGGTTGTCCTCATAGATGTGGTAGAGCGCCTGGAATTCAGATTCCGTCAGCGTCAGAGTCGTGCCGACTCCCTCCGTAGTGCCTTCGAAGATGACAACGCGAGCAGTGCGCGTGCCTGTATCAAGCGTGTCCTTTGCGATGGCCATGACCTGCACCGCCTGGACCGATCCGAACAGATCCTCCGGGACCACCGAAGTGAACGTGTCAACACGGTCCTTGTTAGTCGCGACGTTGGCCTCGTTGTACGTGGTGTCGAAATCATGCTGGACCTCGTCCACCATCAGCGCGTTGTTGGTGCCAGATTGAGGAGTGAAGTCAATCTCGCCGACAACTTCGGCTGATGGGTAGAGGACGTCGATGGTTGCAGGGTAAATAAAGTCCTGCTCCCCAGCGACAGCCGGATCAATAATGTGGAGATCAGTGATTCGATAGATAGCTCCGGAACCAATAGTTGAGTTGGGATACAGATCTCCAGACGAGAACCAGATCTGATCCATGACATCGGTGCCTCCGATCGACGTGTCGAGGCCATTACCAAGGAACCAAACGTCTCCGTCGACTCGGACCTCTATCTCACCTACAGAGTTATCAATCTTGACCCGGAACTCAACGTAGTACCACTTGCCTAGCTCCAACGCATGGAAGGTCGAGTCGCCCGCAGCCTCTGCGTCGTCCTCTCCCTCCCAGAAGAATCCACTGCCGGTGCCCAACTGAATCCGCATGTACGCAAGGTTAGTCTCACCCTGATCACCGAAGAAGTTGAACTCAGTCGTGACGTGAGTGAAGTTACCGGAGTCGTCTCGGAAATAGAGGAACGTGTCATCACCATGGATCTGCGCTGGGTTCCATCCCTCCAACATCAGATTGAAGCCGACGATGTACTCGTCTTTCGACGGTAGATCTATCTTCACGTTCGCTGACTGCGACGCTCCGATGTTTCCCTTGAACCTCAAACATCCAGGCGCAGGGGAACGCGGCGACTGGGTACCCGAAGGCATAGTCGTCGGTCCACCTGTTGGCAGGATCTCGATGTTGTTACCGAGAACCGCTCCATCTTTCGTGAGCGTGTAACGCGCCTCCAGGTCCTGGAAGCCGCGATACTGGCTCCAGGATTCCATCCACACGACACTCATTACACAAAGATCCTTACCCCGATGCGGAACGCATTGTTGGTCTGCGACTGGTTCGTTCCAGCAGGAACCGTTCGCTTGAGCCACCAACCTTGGTAGTCGCCTGCACTGAGATCAGGGATCACGATGCCGCTCGCGTAGTCGACCGGGTTGTTGTCATCGAAGTCGATCGTGAGTGCCGGGTCCGTATCCTCGTTGGCGATCACGCCGAGCGCGATGTTCTTCGCCTCGTCACCGATAGCGATCTGAATCACGTCCTGTCCAGGCGTGTTCTGCTCGACCCACATACGGATGTCGACCATCGCGTCCGTAGCGTGATCATTCTCCCAGTAGACACCACGGAACTCGATGTCTCCCGCCTTGGCGTCAGCCTTGGCCACATCATCGAACATGTTGTTCGCGATGTTGGTGATCGTGATCGTGTTGGTCTGATCACTGGATGGCAATGCGCCTGAGGTCACGGTGACCTTCAGCACTCCACCATTGCTCGCTCCCTGAATGGCGTAGGCACCATTCGTGGACACGTCCACCGCGACACCCGCTGTGCCGTTGAGAGGCGTCCACCGTAACGTGGTGTTGACACTGTCGAACGCCAGCGTGCCGTCACCCTCGTCGTTGCCAGCGGCGTCATCGATAACCACGCCTGTGATGGTCGTTGGCGCGCTGGGCGTCTGCGAAAGAATGTCCTTGGTGCCCGCAGTGGATTTGGCTCCACCCAGGTCCAGGTTCGGATCGGTGTTCGCGGCACCTCCCGAGTGGACGATTTTCAGATCAGCTAATGTAGCCATGATTCACTCCTCAAATTGCACTGCCCCTGCGAGCGGTCTCCAGGGTTACATAGTCAGGCGCGAGATAGGACGATTCCACTCCCGTACCCATCGTTGCAACGATCTGCCGCAAGCCTCTCTGCTCACGGAAGATCATCGCACCATTCTCAAAGTTGCTAACTGCAGACTTGTCTTCTTGGACGTTCGTGATCTGAGCCTCAAGGCCACCGATCACGATCCCGAAATCACTGAACCATGCGACGTTGTCAGACTTGGGGATGTCGAGTCCAGTGCCCTTCACCGCACCGTACGGCAGCACAGCACGTTGCTGGAACTCGTTCGTGTCAACCCCACTGATCCAATAGGTCTGATCGGCACAGATGTAAATGCCATCAGCCACTGCCTTCATCACGGTCACGTCGCTTGGGAACTGCAGATAGTTCATGTGCGGCTTCACAAGCCCGTAACGCATCGCGTCGGTGTACCAGACCACCTTCCCTTGAGCGATGTAGATGCGCCCGTTGTGGTACTCCAGGACCGTTCCGGGTGCCGGTGTGACCCCATGTTGAGTCTGCAGCCTGATGTCCTGATTGTTGGACACCTGGGTGATCCGGAACGAAGGCACGCCAGTGATGAACTCTCCGACTCGATACAGGCCTTCGCCGTTAACTTCCGAACAGTAGACCCGCACCTTGCTGGCTTCCGTTGACGTGGGTATGTCGGTCAGCGTTATCGTTCCGCCGTCCGCTGTCACCTCAGCGATCTTCGCTAACGGTGTGCCACTTTCCTCGCCGTCGTCAGCGACGAACGTCATGGCAACCTGGTAGGTTCCTGCTGTTAATCCACCGCCGGTATCAGAGACAACCAGTGTTGGCTGATCAACAGGTGGAGTGATGCCCCACGGCTTGACGAGTCCATCCGCTGTGAGCCTGCCGGTCAGGAGTCCGTTCGAGTAATAGATGTCATTGTTCACGCTCACGTAGAACATCGGGTGTGGCCCTACGCCCATACGAATCATCAGGCGCACCCAGCTGCCAGACATCTTGACCAGTTCCCATAGGGTACCGCTCTCGACGAACAGAACTTTTTCACCGTTGGAGTAAAGCGTTCCGCGCTCGATCGTGCCGGTCCAGATTTTTGTCCGGCCACGACGACGTAAGAGGTTGCCCGTGTCGGTGATGTCGTAGTTGACGCTGCGCCTGAGCGCAGTGACCGGCAACTCCTCAGCACCAAGGATGTTGTTCTCACCGTCAGGGAAGCCAGTGTATTTCGGATACGTCGGCATCAGCGATCAATAACTAGAAGCAGCCCTTCGGCTTCAAGTGTATTGCCCAGGTCTGTGCTGACGGTGTACGTCACCTTGTAGGTCTTGCCGTCGACCCCCGCATCGATACGCTGCTGTGCGATCTGCCCAGTGAACGTCGCACTCGACGGGAACGTGAGATCGGTGGTCGCGACGACAGAGCCATCAGCCAGCACTTCCTCCTGCCCGACCGAGTCGACGGCGCTGATGGTTTCAGCTGGCGTCTGCACCATCTTCGGGGCGAAGTCCATGTCATAGAGGCGGGACTCAGCCGGTTGCTTTTCAAGCAGGTCTGGCATGATGTTCCCCTAGACCGTGTTCCCGCTCACCCGCATGGTGACAGTCGTGTTCTGCGCGCCAAGGCCAGCAGTCAACGTAAGCTCCAACCAGCAACCTTGTGCGGCACCCGCTGTCAGGTTCTGGGAGTTCGCCACGTTCTTGTTGGCTGAGTCGAACGTGCCTGCTGGGGCTGTTTGCCGATTGGACGCACCGTTGTCGCCAGTGTCATCCAGTGTCGCTGGCAGCATGAAAGCCACCACCGTCTGAGGATCGGCCTGCTCGATGATGACCGCACTGGTCAGCGTTAGCGTGCCGTGGTTGTTCTTGAAGAAGATCTTGTCGTAGTACGTTCTGGTACTTCCTCCGGACGCGTCCGCAGCAGCATCATAGAAAGGCCTGCGTATCTCTAGGACCGCTGGCTCCATGCTCGCGATCGTGGTGTCGGTATCCTGGTCACGGACGGTCACCGTTCCCGTAGTCGACGCCGACTTGATTATCTTCAGCACGCGCTCGAATGCAGTTCCCGAGATGAGTACGACGCCCACACCGCTCAGTGTTGCGACATCGTTGACCAGTTCGCCAGCTGCATTACGCCCATGGACGGTGATCGTCTGGGTCGTATCGCCAGAATTACTGGACAGGATCTCGATCTCATCCGTGGCCACGATGTCGACAAACACAACACGCTTGGTCAGCGAGATCGCCCCGCCGATGTTTGTCGGAGTGTCATCATCGGGCATCGTGGCTGAGCCATAAGCGACGATGTCAGCAGCTACGATTGGCATAATCTATCTCCTAGTCAAAACTCGGCAGAAATCATCTGCCAGCCATAATGATCTGGTGCCTTCGGCAGTCCACAAGGACCCAGCGCCACCGCCTTCGATGCCAAGGCGAAGTCGCCCAAAGTGCGCACGAAGAAAAACGCTAGGCGCACCAGCAGGGAGCGTACCAAGTCTCCCGCGATGCATCCGCGTGTCGACTGAGCCTGGCTGGACATGCGAAGACACATCACACTCTCGTTAGAGTGATCTCGCCTGGGTTAGGCGTGTTGGCATCGAACGTCTGATCGATCTGAATTCCGCTGATACCAGGAGGGGAATTCCTGCCAGTGGGAGACTCCACGACTGGAGATCCAGCAAGCAGACCGAAGAACTGATACATCTCATCGATCTTCGGCTGCTGAATAGACACGCCTGAGACCGCCTGAGAGATGCTGACGTTGACGAAGGCACCTGGTGCGATCGGGTTGCCACCACCGTCAGAGACGATGACGCCTGACCCTACTGAGGCCTGCACATGAGTCGGACCAGGACGATCAGCGAACTGAATGCGCCATCCATCCAGCATGGTCATGACGATGAGCGAGTTGCCGATCCCTGGAATGGGGATCTTGCCCTCAGCCTTAGCGATCTCAGAGTCATCGATGAAGTCTGGCTGCATACGATGGAACGCTATCGCATCGAAGACTTCCTGGATCGTGATGTCCAGAGTAGGCAACTCGATCTCCACGATCGCGGTGTCGTGATGGAACGTGAACCTGAGGTCTTGAGTTTCAGGCATGTCACTGCTTAGTGGCAATCGCGGATAGGGCTAAGTCTCGCTTCTCGCATTGAGCGATCAGTGCTGTCCACTCGCGCTTCACCCGCTGGGCTTTCTGAATCGCCTCTTCGAAATGAGCGATGTCCTTGTCTGCCTGCGCGACCGCCGCCTTGAGTTGGTCGGCATCGTACATAGGCCATTTCTCCCTGAAGGCCTGGCGCTCCTCCGGAGTACGGAGTATCGCTCTGACCTGGTCCTCCAGGGAGATTTCGGCATGCCCGTTCGTCTCGCTCATGTCGCGATAGTATCAGGCGTACGAATCGCGGCCTGTATCAGACCGCCGCTGCTGATGGTGTTCTCAATCTCGAACGGCTGGATGGGATCAACCGAGCCACCGTTGCGCACCCTGATCAACACCGGGATGTCTGTCAGGTACACCAGGTTGGCGCTTGAGATCGTTACCGGGTCACCGCCACTAGCGATTACATCGAGGATCGGGATGTACGCGGTGTCGGCAGCGTTCAGATCGTACGGGATCTCATTGATGCCGTAGACGTCCGACGTATCCCAGTTGTTATCACCACCACCACTCAGAGGAGTGTGCGTGATCGTCGTCGTGCCGATCGCAGTTGCCACGCCCCAGCTGTTGTCCGTGCGGTTGTTGATGATGTCGCCAATCTGCGCGGCGTTGCCGTCAGAGAAGTCGACGCCCGAGTCGGTTAGCACCGTGGCTGGCGCAGCATCTGTGCCTGTGATCGTGCCACCCGAGTGATCGACCGCGCTCAGGACTAGATCTGTGCCAGTGAACGATGAGTATCGGAACCGAAGCTCCCGGATATTCACCGTGTCGACCACGCGGATCACACCGCTCTCTGGCGTGTCGTTCGGAACCGTCGCATCGAGACGGATCTGAGTGTCGTCGACACCGTTGAACACCGTCGCTGGAGCAGCCATACCGTGCTGTGCTTTATCGATTGAGCCAGCAGGCCCTGTCAGCACGAAGATGCCGACGCGATCAGAGTCCGTTCCGTTCACACCCGTCACCGACGCGTTGATGAACAGCGGTGGGTTGCGGACATTACCATCGTCATCGATCAGCTGGAACGCCTGCACGTCGGCAGGGGCAACATCGGTCAGAACCACACCAGGCGCACCGAAGTAGATGCCACCAGCGAAGGTGCCGAGAGGTGCTGACTTCGGTGTCGTGATCGTTCTCGTTGATGCAACGGTGGCGAAATCGGTGTACGACGCCTGCACAGGGTTGTCGCCAACCTGGGTGATCGCGTTCTGAGTGAAGAACCGCGTGTTGCGCATGATCAGGTCGCCGGTCGCGCCATCGTCATGGTCAGCGACTACCGTGCCCTGAGCAACCAGCGCATCGCCCGAGTCATGGAAGTAGAGCGTCTCGCCTTCGACGAACGCGCCTGTCTGCGTGTTGTACTGGGCCTGGAGATCCTCGCCGATGTAGAACTCTCCGCGAATGCCTTCGGCATCGGTGAGGTAGGTACCGCCGCCACCTCGACCACGTCGACACTCAGCCTTGTGGAACTCGTACAGGTCAGTCACCGTGTTGGCGTTGCAGTCGACCGCGATCGAGTAAGGGAACGCCGCCTGGCCACCGCCGAGCGACACATCTGTGGCCGCGAACACGATCGTTGGATCTAACGTCAAGTTGGCTGGGCCGATGTCGGAAGGGGCTACCGCTGTCATGGCACCGCCGCCAGCACCACTCAAGGTACCCGTCGCGCCAGTGAAGTCAGCGAGCGCGGGTCCGATGAGGTAATAGCTCAGGACGATGTTCGGGTTAGAAGCTCCAACTTCGGTGACGATGCCCTGGATCGTCGAGTCCGAATCATCGGTGATCACCTCGCCAACGACGAACGTACCGGAACTGGTACCGGCAGCTGTCATCTGACGCAGCCCGGTGGCGTTGTTCAGGTCACCGCCTGTCGCCAACGGGACAGGCTGTCTGCCGCCCGTGGTCAGATCGATGATGAAGTTGTCGTACAGCGAACCGTACTGACGAGCGAACACCGTGATCTCTGCGTCGTCGATCTCGACATTGGTCGACTTCACTTTTACCAGGATGTCGACCTGCCCAGAACCCCACCAACGAACACCGGAGCCGACCGCGCGCGAGACTAGCTCCGCACCGTCCTGAAGGATGTACAGCGTGCTGTTGACGAAGATCGTACCCAGTGTGAATACGTTCGTCCAAAGGCTCTCGCCGGTCTCAGATGCGAGACCGCCGCCTGACGCGGCAGCGTAGGTGTCGGTGAAGTCTCCCGCAGCGGACGAGCCACCCACCGTGTAGGGTTCTGTCGCGGCGTCATCGAACAGGTCGGTAGCAGGATCATCAGGACGTATCCAAACGACGCCCACCTCCGCACTGTAGCGTTCATCGAACGCCAGGATGGTGGCTGTGTCACCGGTCGTCGTGCCGGTGATCGTGCGGCCCAGGTCGGCAGTGCCGAACGGTGTGCCCGCGCCTGAGCCATCGTACGAGATCGCGCGGATCTCCCCAGCTGCCCAGCCTAATGTCGCGAACGCGCCTCCTGTGATGTACTCAGAGGATTCATCATCGAAGAACCACTGGTTGATCCAGGTGAAGGCTGTCGGTGTCTGAGCCGACATCGGGACGGGGTCGTCCATCTGATCCGGCTCATCGAAAAGGTCTTGGAGGGCGCTGTAAAGTGCGATAGCGGTGTCGGTAACCGTGGGAGATACAGCTGTGTCGCGGTAGACCCGCTTCGCTGTGTAGTCGATGTCCCAGCGGTTGCCTAGAAATGTGCCCATGAGTGACTCCTCCAAATGGATGGGGGGCTTTAGAGTCACTCTTGCGACTTACGAGCCGAGTTTTACCAGAATTCCTGTCTCGCTGCTACCTGCTAGTCCGCAAAGGTCGCGCCAGCACTGACGTAGCTCTTTGACGAAGCGTCATAAGTCGCGCCAATACTGTGAGCGCCAGTGGCTGCACGATCAGCACGAATGATGGTCAGCTGAAGCCCACCGTCGACCAGTTTGTCCGCACGCCGGATCGAGCCGACGCCGCTGGCAGCTGGTGGGAACGTGTCCAGGTCGTCCGTGACAGAGAACATCACGTCGATCGCTGGCTGTGTCGTGTTGTTCAGAGAGATCGACGGGTTCGACGTCACTGCCTGGCCGACGCTGTTGGCGTCATCCTCTTCGGCACCAGTCCCTGCCAGGTTGATGATGGCGAACGCGAGGAACCGAATCGGTGCAGCGGCACTCAGCGTCAAGACGATGTCCTTGGTTCCTTCGTCAGCGTCTGGGATGTCGTACCGGTACAGGAACATCTCATGGAACTCAGATCCCTCCTGGACGAAGTTACCGCCAGCCGTGTCGACCATCGCGTTGCCGTCGTAGTTGAGCGACGTGACGGTGAGGTTTGCAGTCGCGTCCCAGTACCCGCAGCCAACGACGAGCTTGCGTCGAGTGCCTCCCGGCAGCTTGACCTTCGCCGTGAGCGTCGTGCCTGACACGTCGTTAGAGATCTGTCCGTGCTTGGAGATGTCGAAGCGCGTGGCGTCGATCAATCCGGCGTTGGTGTCTTCGTTCAGGGCGACGGTGGTGGACAAGCCAGTACCAATGATCAGCCCTGGGTTGGCTGCTGGGAAGTACCTTGTGTCTCCTGGGGAGGACTTGCGGACATTGATTACGACCGGCGTGTCTGAAGCATAATTGTAGGTCGCATCTGCATAGACTCCCGATGCGTTCGTTCGTCCTTGCGAGATCAAGCTATTATCGCTGGCATCTCGGATGCTAACGATCACGTCTTCCAAGCCGGTTCCGCCGACATCCTCTACTGTCACGCTCAGCGTTACCGTACTCACAAAATTGACAGTAGTCCCAGCGTCAACCAGGTCCTGGTTCGCCTCCACGAACGAGGTGTCCGATGAAGTGTTATCCACCAGATTGATCGTTACCGTATCTGTTGGGCCGTAATCAACTCGAAAGTCATTCGTGTTGCCCGAGAAAACGAATCCACGAATGTTGTACGTGGTGTTTCCAGACCCTTTAAGCAAGATTCCTTTCGAGCAGTTCTGAATCGTTACATCTCGCACGGTGTCGGCTGATGGGTCGGCAGACCCCAGGTCAAGGGCGGCATGCTTTGCCGGAACCACCGAGCTATCAATGGTCGTCTTTTTAAGGAACGCGCCGTTACGAACTCGGACGGACCCCATGCCGGTAAGTGAGCAGCCAACCATATCGACGTTCGGGTCTTCAAGCCTGATGTCGCCAGCCATATCTACCGTCGTGCCGTCCGTGTTGGACTCCTGCGTCGGGTTCGTGCCGGAACTGGTGAAGGCGCTGATACGGAAGCGCACCCAGTAACGTGTGTCAGAGTCGATTGCAGTTGCAGCCCAGTCGTCGGGTATCGCCCAGTTGACGGCTTGAGCGCCGGTCGTAGCGTAATTCGCTGTGCCATCAGTGACATCGGTCAGGCTCGACCATGTGGTGCCGTCGTAATACTCCCACGTCCCGGTCCACGTCCCGCCCTTCGCCGTTACCAGGTTCAGGTTCAACGCATAGAAGCGTTCATCGTGACCGAAATAAGTCGCGTCGTTCAGTGCTTGCGTAGCAGGCATCAACACTTGATCGGTACGACCAGTCCCACCATTGGCGTTAGAAGTAACGTCCGTGAAGCCAGTACCGTTGTCTTCTACCTTGACGTTCCTCAGCTGGTCGGCGTAGACCGCGTCATTTCCAAGCATCGTCACGCCGTAGTAGTTGACCGCATCTACGTCGGCGTCTATCGCCTCAACACGAAACGGAGCAGCCCCGGCTGCGCGAAGAACGCCACCACCCGCACCTTCCTGATCTACACCGCTGCCGCTCGTCGTCCCAAGCTGAAAATGATTGATCGAGGCGTCAGCATTGCCAACGTGCCGGAACTTGTACATTGAACCGGAGACCGGCAAGTCTTCAAAAATGACAACAGCGTTAGTGTCCTCGAAATAGCTGGCGGCAGTACCCGGTCCCTGAAACAGAGCGCCAGCGTTCAAGTAGAACACGCCACCCACATCTCGCAGGATGCCGTAACCAGCCGCCACGTCTGCCGCCGACCACTCAAGGAACGTGCCGCGAGCGCCAGTCGTGCCTCCCTCGATGCTGACCTCGTTGCCCTCCCAGAGCATGTCGTGAACTGCCAGTGCCTTGCCGTTGGCGTCCACGAAATCCACTCGGCAACCTGCGTCAACGACCGCAAGAATATCGGATGGGACCGTACCGATTACCTCGTCAAACGGTTTGCGGGGATCGACCACCAACATCAACCAACCGTTGTATACGGCTACTTGTTTGTCCGATCCATAAACAGTCCATGCGCCGAGATTTGTTTGGTCGCCAATCTGCAAGCGCGCACCGTAAGTCGCCAAGGCACTGATGCTCTGCGACAACTTGCACCACATTCTCAAATGAACATTCTCAAGACTGCGAGAGGTGAAACTAGCAAAAGAAATGCCGACCCCAGCATTGACCTTGCCAGCCTCGATGCAGCCGGTGTTCTCCACCTGTGATGCCGTATTCAACGCGATCATCGACCACCCATTGACCGGAGTAGTCGTAGGCAACGTCCAACCACCCGTACCGTCTGCCCGATCTATGCGAGTGAAGTCTCCGTTAGTGATCGGGTCTACTGTTACTGCCACGACCTACTCCAACGATCGCAGCACAAAGCGATCAGGCAGGGGATAGCGTGACCTTCCCCTTCCATCACCCGAACATGCGTGCCAGGGGTCTCTGAATCTCCGTAACCCGTATCGTCATGCCCTGCGACGTAGACCACGTTGTCTGCTGGATGCTGATACTCGCTAACGTGCTTCGTCGCAGTCGGATCGAGGTACACCCACTCATGATCAGGGTGAGCTGCCTGAGCCTGCTCTAGCGACTCGAACACAGTCGGAGCGACGGCAGGGTAATCAGCACCAGCGGGGTGAATGCACGCAATCTCGCCGCCAAACATATACGCGAACTGATCGAGAATAGACGCCACAGAAGCAGCCGACAGCACTCCTCCTCGGTCGTCGTCTTCGGTGTAGAAAAGGTAGATAACGGCCATCAGCAATCAGCCCCCTCGTGGGTTAGGCTCGAACACGGTCCAACGCGTCCCTTGAGCATCCGCTGTCCAGGCGGTGGGCTGTGATTGTGAACGCCAGCCGGTAGGGCATTGCTCTGCGTACCAGACTTGGGGTGGGTCTGCGTTCCATAGGGTTGGTAAACATGCCGCCTCCCACGCGGTGTCATCTGCTTCAGCAAGCCAGACGCCACCGATCTCTTCATCGGGGGCTTGCCATTCTGTCCCAGGTTCGTCTGATTGTGCATCAACCAGTAGCGTCTCGGCTACCCATAGGCTCTTACACTTCGCAGCAACCCAGACCGTTGGGTCACAATCTGCCACCCAGAAGTTGCAATCTTCAAGGGCGTGGTCGACGAATAGCGCAAAAGTTGGGTCGAGCCACTCGTACGGAATGACGTAAACAGCATCCGGATCTCCACCCCATGAGATCGGGATCACCCGAGTCTCATCGAGAATACCGCGAGCTTCCCACGGTATGCCGTGGCTGAATTCTTTGAAGAAGATCTGCTGCCATGCGATCGGGATGAGGTTATCGAACGTCACGAAGGTCTCTTGCAGCCACTCGATCGGACTCGAATGATCGGACGCAAAGCCACCTCTGAACTCGTAGGGTATGACCGAGTCAGCAGCAGTGAATGGTGATGTCCAGTCGAACGGAATCGAGTCGCCAGCAGTCGCATCGAGGACCCATTCGACCGGCATGGAGTGCTGAGCATCGAAGCTGCCTTGCCACTCGATCGGCATGACGTTACCGGAGGCGACGACTCCACCCCATGAGATGGGCATCGGATGATCCGTGTCGAGGAACCCAGACCAGTCGATCGGTATCTGATGATCCAGCAGTAGCTCAGCGAACCACTCTATCGGCATGCCGTTATTTTTCAGCACGTCCTGGGTCCACTCGACCGGGATCGCATTGTCCTTGTCGATGATGATCGTCAGCCGCCACTGATACGGGATGACATGATCCATCAGCAACTCAAGCTGCCACTCAACCGGAATAACATGATCGAGATTCAGCGCCTGCTGCCATTCGATAGGCGTCTCATGCAGGGACACAATGACGTTCTCAAGCAACCACTCGATCGGCATCTGATGATCTAAGTCGAGTTCGGTAAGCCACTCGATCGGTGCTGGCTCGTCGACCTGTAGATCAGTCTTCCATTCGAACAGGATCGCTAAGTCCGCACCCGGATCTGCGAACGGTCCTTTCCATGAAGCAGGTATCTGTCGATCGAGAGCTAACTCAGTCGTCCATGTGATGGGAATAACCGAGTCGTGCGACGGGAACATCCGCACGTTCCACTCGTACGGAATGATGTGATCTTGCCTGATGCCAGTGACCCACTCGACCGGAATGCTGTTGTCGAGATCGAGGACTCCGGACCAGTTGATCGGGATCTGATAATCGACACCGAACGGTCCTTGCCATTCTATTGGTGGGAGGTGGTCAGAACTTATCCCTGCCAGCCATGAGACAGGAATCTGATGGTCGCCGGGGGTAGTTACGTTGATCCATTCGAATGGCACCTGGTGATCGAGCAGGAGATCGAGCTTCCACTCGACCGGGATGGAATTGTCAGGCTCAACGAACCCAGACCAGTTTATGTTGAGAGCATTATCAGACGCGATGCCTTGCAACCATGAGACCAGGATGATCGAGTCGTGTGGCACGATCTCGTTGATCCACTCGAACGGGGCCTGGTGATCGAGCAGTAACTCTGTTATCCACTCGACTGGTATCACATGATCCGACTGAACCTGCGGCTGTCGCCAGTCAATCGGGGTCTGATGATCGAGGCCAAGACCCTGCAACCATGAAACGGGGATGACGTGATCGAGGCCAAGACCCTGCAGCCACTCGACAGGTATCTGCCGGTCCATCAACAGTTCGGTTGTCCACTCGTACGGAATGATGTGATCGATCAGTAACTCACCACTCCACTCGACAGGTATCTGATGATCGAGAGCTAGTTCGGTTGTCCACTCGATAGGAATTATGTGATCCGAATCGACCGGCGTCTCAGCCGGGACGTTGTACAACACCTCAACCGCTAGGGACGAAACTCGCAGATTCGGGTTAGCTTCTGTCTGAAGCACCTCGACAGTTTCAGAAGTGACCCGCACAGGAGCGGTCGAATCAGCGTGCAGCGCCTCTGTCGCCAGAGTAGAGACACGCGTGGTTGCTACCGCCGGTTTGTAGAGAACCTTGATCGCAGCATGGCTAAGGCGAACTGGAGCCGTGTCGTCCTGCGTCAGGACCTTAATTGCAGCATGACTAAGGCGAACGGGAGCCGTGTCGTCCTGCGTCAGGACCTTGATCGCTGAATGGGTAAGGCGAACTGGAAGCGCGGTGTCTGCTACGATCGGAGCCGCGTCTCCGTTCGTGCCGATCCCCAGATAGTCCAGGTGCATCGTACCGGTGTGAACAGTCCGACCAACGCCACCCCAACCGGCTGCAGTTATTCTGCTTCCGCTTGTGTCAGTAGTGTCGACGTCCCAACCGGACGGCTCCTCCTGGCCATCAGCCCAGAACTTCGCCTGGAGAGTGACAGTCGCTCCAGTGCCGTTGATCCTGAGCCTGATCCAGAGCCACTCATTCGTTGGAACCCACGAACCGAAATCACCGAAGCGATCGAACCATGGTCCCTGTAAGTCGACATTCGACCCATCAGCTATGTTAGTGAATGACCCGGCGTCCCAACGACCAATGTTGAAAACACCTGTATCGCGAATCCCAGCGTAATAGGCAGTCCCACTACCACTGCCGCCAGAGGCTCTTCCATATAAGTGAAACTGATTGTCGTCGTCGTTCGTTTGCCGGAACCGAGCAACCAATTCGATGTTGGCGCGGTTAGTATCGCCATCAATCGCATCAAGACTTTGGAGTTGTTGACCGCTATCGCCAGTGGTGAACCTAAGAGTCCGGTCGTCCTCCTCACCTACAGCGGGATTCTCAACAGAGATCGCGGTTTCAGTAGCCCACCTGTTGGTGAAGGTCGTGCTATTGGAGCCAGTAGTTTGGCCCGCCAGCGTCTCGGAATAGGTGGTCATCTAGAACATCTAGGTAACTAATTTAATGCCAAACTGCGCGGCGTTAACAGATGTCTCTGTCCAGTTGATTCCACCGTTAGGATCATTCTCGTACATGGCTTCTTTGTAATGGTAGTCAACGCCGAGAGACAGATTTGCACTGTCTACCTCCGTCACGTTGCTCCTGGCCACCGTAGCTATCTCTCTGAACCCCGCCTCTTCTTTGCGAGCCAACAGAGACACCTGAACACCGAACACGTCACCGATACTTGCCCCGGCTAGAGCGGCAAACCCATAGAGATCTTTATTGGTGGCTGTGGCCGAGTGAACGTACGTGGTGTCGTCATCGGGTGGGGCCATTTCATCGACGCGATCGGCGTTGGTCGAGCCAGCACCAACCGCCGTGAAATTATTAGTGGCCCCATCTGCGTCTGGCAGCAGCGTCTCGACAAACACATCCCCTAACCTGGCAGTGTTGTCTGAACCGCTATCGTCCAGAACATAAACGTCATCGACCAAAGCATCAGTGAAGCTATGCCCGAAGAACCGAATCGTATCGATGAACGCGTCGGTGCCGTTCAGAGTATCCGCTGATGTCCCGGTGATGACGTTCTGCCCGTCAACGTAGACATCGTAGGTGCCGGTCGAGTCATGGAGCGTGACGTCCACCTCGATGTAATACCAGGTAGACATGGCAAGCCCCAACCCGCTACTAATCCCAAGTTGCGTCGACCCTCGATCGATTGAGATCTCGCCGCTGGCATTCGTTCTTAGGGTTATCTTCTCCACGCCTACGCCGAACGTATTGAAGATGTCTACGAGTTGAGGACCGGCGTTAACCAGGCGGTATGCGAATCCCACCACGAACGATGCAGTAGTTGGCGGAACGGCGTGAGAAGCAAAGCCATTAGTGAAGACCATCTGCATGGCTCTGCCCACGCCATCTCTTCCTGCCGTGGACTGCGTCACGTAAGCGTCATTGTCGAAGTTCCACCCGCCTCGCCTTTGCTCCGCATCATCGTCGTACTGTTCGAAACCTTCAATGAAAAGCAATGCCATAGTTTTACGCCTGTAGTTTGTAACCGAACTCGCCTGCGTCGACCTCACTGGCAGTCCAGACTGCAGCACCTGATGGGTGGTCAACGAATAGGCTCTGCCACCAACTATAATCTCCGTACGCCGGATAGAAGTCTGCGCTTTCGCCTTCAGTCACTCCATCGTACGCGACAGCCCTCATCGTTCGCGGACCTGTCTCTGTCTTCCTGGAATGCACATTAACAGCAACCGCATGCACTGTGGTTGGACTGCCGGATAGATTGTCGTGCGCATGACGATCGGTACTGGGCGCGACAGTGTCTTCGTTATAGGTTGTGTCATCGTCAGGGTCTCCAACCTCGTCCACGTTCTGCCAGTTCGCCCCGGCTGACGGAGTGAACTCAGCGTCAGCGCCAACGCCAGACGGATAGAGAGTTTCGATACCACAATCGCCAATGAAGTCGTTCAGCCTGGAGCCAGTGGTGTCCAAGATGTAGAGGTCGTCGAACCCGCTGTCGAGCGTGTTGCTGCCAAGGAGTTGCAGTGCGTTCGTGCCAACCGGGCCTGAACCGTTAAGCGTGTCGAGTCCGGTCTCGTTTATCCACACTTCATTGTTGACACGGACCTCAACCGTCCCAACCGTATTGCTAATCAATGCCTTAATCTCGATGTGATTCCAGACACCTAACGGAAGAGCTTTGTCGCTGAAGGCAATGTCTGTAGTGCCACCGCGACTGACGACGATCTTGTTCCCGATGCTGGACCCGAACCCGAGATGAATCCATTCATTCCCATAGAGTCGCACCCAGTCGCTCGTCTCGCCTCTATCAAGCTTCAGAGCGAATCCAATGATGATCGTTACGCTTAGGGGATAAGGATGAGCAAGATTCGTATTTCCCAGCAGAACAGTAGCCATGCCAACGCCGTTTCGCCCGGTTTGCGCGTTCGCACCTGTCGCCTCACCGCTGCCGCCTACAGCCCATTTGTAAGGGAACTTTTTGATCTGATCTGACGAGTAGTAGTCGAACCCGTCCATGAAAAGCAGCGCCATCAAACCACCTCGAATCCGAATTGCCCACTGTTTATTTCTGCCGCAGTCCAGACCGCAGCGCCTGATGGATGATCTTCGAATATGGTTTGCGCCCACTGATACGTGTTGAGAGTAGGAGTGAAGACTGCGCCGACACCTTCGGTTGTCCCGTCATGAGCAACAGCCCTCACATCACCAACTCCATTCACCGTTCGCTTAGCATACGCGTTAACGGCTACTGCATGAACGGTGTCAGGGGTTCCCACTAGATTCCCGTGAGCGTGACGATCTTTGTCGGTAGAAGTAGATGACTCAACGTAAGTCGTATCGTCGTCTGGCACCAACTCATCGACAGCCTCCCAGTTAGTTCCTGCTAGAGGGGTCCAATCGGAACTCGCTCCGACGCCCGTAGGATAGATAGTCTCTATCCGCACATCCCCGATAAAGTCATTCAGCCTAGAGCCGCTGGTATTCAAAATGTAGACGTCATCGAGAATAGGAGCGATGTCATTCGACCCGAAGAAGATGATGCTGTCGCATTCAGCGTCTCCTGACAGGGACGTGTCCAGGCTAGTTATCTCTGGGATGCCAGCGACACTAGATCCGTTAAGGCGCATCTCCAGCGTGCCTGCCGTGTTATGGAACGCTATCTTTATCTCGATGTAGTTCCAAGTGTCAGGCGAGATCAGCGTAGCGGAACGACCGATTTCAACGGTGCCTCCAGTCTGAAACTGCAGCGCCCCACCGTTAGTCATAAAGACGCCGACTTGCGTGGTTGCGCCATCTCTGAATCGAAGGAATTCAGTATTCGCTTGGCGGGAATACTTAAACGCAAACCCGATCACCACGGTCGAAGTAACCGTGAATGCCTTCTCTATGTTAGCGAGCGCGAGCATGTTGATTGCCTGACCAACACCGTCGCGTCCCACGACAGCATTCAGCCCTGTCGAGACGAAGAACCCGCTAGGGGTGAACTTGTTCTCCAGGTCGTCTGTCTGATCGCTGGTGTAGTGATCGAACCCTTCCATTAAGATCAGCGACACCGTTCTCTCCTACGCCTGGATCTTGTAACCGAACTCGCCAGAGTTTACTTCGCTCTCGGTCCACACGGCAGCGCCAGTAGGATGATCCTCAAAGAGAGCCTGCTGCCAAAAGTAGTCACCAAACGTAAAATACTGATCTGCGCTCTCGCCCTCGGTCGTTCCGTCGTAAGCGACCATCCTCACTGTTCTCGCTCCAGCTTCTGTCTTCTTCGCCCGAGCGTTAACGGCCACCGCGTGAATGTCGCCAATGTCTCCGACTAGATTCCCCACAGTGAATCTGTCCTTGCTGGAGACAACCGTGTCCTCGTTGTAGGTGGTGTCGTCGTCAGGCACGACCTCATCGACGTTCTGCCAATTCGATCCAGCAGAAGGTGTGAAGTCAGTAGCCGCTCCAGCGCCATCAGGGTAAATGGTCTCGATGTACACCGGGCCTAGAAAGTCGTTGAGACGAGACCCTGTTGTATCAAGAATGTAGAAATCATCGATCACCGGCACATTGGAGTTGTCACCAATGATGTTCACCATGTCGATGGTCGCGTTGGCGCTAACCTGCGTGTCTTGATTGGTCAGCGGACCTATCTCTACATTCCCATCGACGCGCAGTTCAATCGTCCCGACCGAGTTATCGATCTTGATTCGCAATTCAACGTGAAACCAGGTGTCCACGGCGAACGTGCTTGACGACGTACCCAGAACCGTAGTCGTGCCTCGACGCACAACGAAATGATCCGAAGCATCGAACCCGAGAGACAGCTGGATGGTGGCTAGATCATAGAACCGAATGTGTGAAACGCTAAGATTATTCGTGAACTTGTGATTGAACCCGATGATGATCTCACCGACACTCGTAAAGTTCCTGGCGATGTCTCCCAGACCCTGTAGCGAAATGGCAGATCCGCTGCCGATCGCACCGGTTACTGCGTTCATCGAGGAGGTGTAGAAGAGTCCTGTGCGTTGCCACTTGGTGGCAAGGTCTTCGTATTGGTCGCTACTGTAGTAGTCGAACCCATCCATAAAAAGAAGGGCCATTTTTCACTCTTCCGCTTCTTCGCAGCCCGTACCTCTGCCCATCGATCGCCCGACAAGATCTTCGTACTGAGCCTGCGCAAGATCGAACGCGACTCGCTGGTCGTCCTCCAGCATGCCTTCGCATTCCAAAGCCCGGTAATTATTTATACGAGTCACTAGCGACGCCCTGATGACCGGAGCCATCTTGTCCATGAACCACCAGTTATGCACGGCGACTGCCGCGCCGCCACACGCGACCAGCGTTGTCATAGCGCCGCCGACAGAGTTAATCCAGGCTATGGACTTGTGCAGACTCACAGCTGCAGGAAGGTCATCTCTACGCCAGCCGCAGGATCGATCGCGCCAGCTGTCGGATTGACGAATCTCACGGTCAACTCACCATCCGCCGTTGCCCACGCGGTTGCCGCGTAACTGACGCCATCGTCCAGGCCAGAGGCACCCAGATCGAATGCGACCAGGTATAGCTCACCGACCTTCACGCCCTGCAGTCCTGTTATTGCCACGTCGGTCGTCGTGATAGTGGCGAGCGACGGCAGGTCCACATCGACCTGGTGGACTTCGTCGGCATTGATTCTGAATACGCTCATGAAGATCTCCTAAAAGAAGTGCGGGCGCACCCGGCGCGGATAGTTTCGTTCCTGTCGACGGACACGCAGTAAACGGGCGCTGGGCCTCTCACCGACCTTCGCGTTGAATCTGGAAAGCGCATCAGCTGAGAGCTTCTTGTCCTCAGTCTCCGAATCACGTTTCAGGTACGCGAGATGCTGCATGTAATCCAGCAGGTCGTAGTGATGACGCGCCTCGATCTCTAGCTCGTCCAGGTGTCTACTGGCCCACTTCATCGCTTTGACAGGAAGTCTCTGCACTGACAGGTGGACGACTCCAGCTACCTCAGGGATCGGATACAGATTGAACGAGCGCAGATCGAAGTCCTCAACGTAGAACTTCGGATCTCCCTTCGTGCCAGCACTGGACTCCAGATCCCACTCTGGATGCAGCCGGTCCATCCATGCGTGCGTACGCTTTTCGAGGTGATGCTCGTCGCCGGTAGCGTTTTCTACAAACTTCGCTTCGGTGATCGAGAGAATGCGCTCACTGAACTGATACCTCTGCTGATTGGCAGGGATCGAGATGTGAGTGATTGCCAGCCCGGCAGCGAGGTTTGCATCGGTGATCGGCTGGCGAAAGCAGAACTCGTCTTGTGCAGCGTTTGCGTATCTAACCAGTTCCGCGTTCTTCCACAGAAGACCGGTGTCGTCGTTCTTCCAGTTGACGTCGGTCACCGTGTCGCCAGGCAGGTCGTCTAAGTCCTGCCTGGCGAGAGTGACGAGGCCTTCCAGCTTGAACGGTGGAACAATATCCTGGACCGACGCCATTCATCCTCCTACGCAGTTGCTATGGCACGGATCTCCTGCTCTTCCTCGATCGCCTTGAGAAGAGTTGTCCGTGCCTGACCGCCCTCTTCTGCACCAGACAGCAGCACCAGCTGCGCGTCTGTGAGACCGGCGAGTTGATCACTCGCGTCGTGAACCGTCATCTCCGAGATCGTCTTCACCATCTCGACTTCCAGGTCGTCGTCCTCTGGCCCTTCCTTCAGCGTCGGATCAGTGTCCGTGTCGCCAACCGGTACGTCTGGTCCGGACGCGTCCGTGTCAGCCGGTGAAGTTTCTTCTTCAGGCTCTACTGCCGGGGAGTCATCACCGTAGATGGTGAAGCCCTCTGTGATGGACAGCAGGCGTTGGATGTGCGCCTTGTCGGTGACTTCGCAAACGTGCGCTTCGCTGTCACCGTCCGTGAGATCCGGTCTCGGCTCGAACCGATACCTGACGCCTCCCGGAAAATTGGCGTCACTGCCTTGGACGCCACGCTTCGTGGCCCTGCGAATTAACGACTCGATGATCATGAGCTACTCCCCAGTCTGTTGATAAAAAGATGGGGGCGTTTAAGCCCCCATCGACTCCACAAACCAACCGTACCGAAGACAGGTGGTTGATTAACCTTCGAACTGCGAACCGAGTTCCGGTCTGGACGTTAGGGTTGCCGCAACGCCCGCAGCCAGACCCGTCGTTGCCGCGACATCGATGTCGATCGTGATGTAACGGTCATAGTCCACCGCCGCCAGTTCGAGCGCAGCCTGCGTCTCGTACCGAACGACCGCAGCCGCCTGAACCGAAACAGCCGCCCCGAACAGCGTGGCGTCGGACGTCGCGCCGACGTCGTCTTCGATGCCGATGTCGATCGTGCCTGTCGCGCCCGAGTCCAGGTCGTCGTTCTCGACCACCAGAGACACGATGCGATGCTGCGCTGGAAGCTTGACCATCCGGACGCTCAGAGTGTTGTCCTCTGGTTCCGTCGCGATCATCTCGTAGCTCCCGCGCTGGACGGTCACTTGACCAGCTTGCGCCGATGCAATCGCCGGGCCAGCGTTGGAACCCATTACTGATGCTACTGTTGCCATGTCTGTTTCCTCTTAAAGTTGATCGGCTATAGAGTTACTGCCTGGTCCTCTTAACCTGGATCAGCCGAGTACGTGTCCAGCGCGATAACGCCGAAGTCCTTAGCCGTTCCCTCGATGGTGAACCGAGTCTTTTTCAACCCGAAGATTGACGACGTCGAGATGATCAGCTGGTTGCCGTTGTCGCGAGTCTCTTCGTGCCAGTTGAACCGAAGTCCAGTGCCTGGAGAGCCGAACGCAACCACCGCAGCCTGCGAACCAAGGAACAGGGATCGTGCGGCTGGCTCTGCGCCACCGGCACCGGCATTCGTGAAACGAATTACGCCCTTATGGCTGTGCAGCACGACGTTGTTGTGCATGCCCAAGCCGCCCTTGAAGATCGGCGAGGATCGACCCTCTGCCGTCGCCGCTGCTTTCTGGATCTCCAACCAGTTCGACGCACCCGTCGCGGTTCGAAGATCGAAAGCCTGCCATGGCGACATCAGAAGAACGTAATGCTCTTCGCCGTCGACCATGATCGGCTGGATCTGCGGCGTGCCTTGCGTGCCGCCGCCCATCATCACCGCCTTGGTGGCAGCACGATCGATCTCTAGCGTAGTGATCTGATCGTTGTCGCTGATCGTCGCGAACGATGTCGCGTCGCCACCGTACATGACGTGTTCCGCGTCCGGCGTGTCGAGACCGTTATTCGCGAAACCGGTGTAGCTCGTTGGGAAGATGTACTCGGTGTTGCCACCGCGTGATCCAGAAATGTAGATGAACAGAAGCTCATCGAAAATGCGGCCCCACCATTCTGCCTGGCGTGACCGAGCAACTCGGCGAAGATCGTGGATCGTGCGCTTGCGCGTCATGCGTCCACCTGAGTTCGTGCCACCGCGCATCTGGTCGATGAAGACCGCGTCGGTGTAGAACTTGAGATCCTCCTCGGTGCCTTCCTGCACGTCGTCACCCTCGATGGGCTGTTGACGAAGCTGCATGGAGAGGTCGAAAGTGATCTGTTCGCCAGCGTCACTTTCTAATTGAGGAAGCATTTGAATGGGCATCGACGCTTCTGGTCCGACCCCCATGAACTTCTTATTGAAGTACGATACTCGCGCTGTGTCGACCGCGAGAAACGCTGAAAACCGCTTGACGGCTTTTGCGTCGTTAAGACCGATGATAGTCCGTGCCATGGTGACAAACCTCCAACTCTGTTGGCTTTGCCGTCACTCTTGCGACGAACTGGGATGAGAGCTTCACGCTCCCTCTGGAGCGAGTTGTACACCATCTGGGGGTAGAACTTCAACTACTACGTCGTCAGGTGCATCAATCGCCAGGCGGGCAAACTTATTCCCCCGCTTATAGATCAGCTTCACGACGACCTTCCGAGAGTCGGAATCGGTGAACTTCAGCTTGTGATTGGTGGACAGATCCACCTCAACCTGGCCACCGCATTCGACATCTCGGAAAAGCGCCACGAACTTAGTAATTCCTTGAATCCAGATACTTATCCGCTTCCGCCTTCGGCAGCTTGGAAAGAGCAGCCTCCAGGTCCATGCCTTCCAGCTTGTCGATCGCGGAGAACTGATCGCTCGTTTCCTCGTCCTCTGCGGCGGCAGGCACATCTGCCAGCGTCTTTGGCGGGGCACCCTGAGGCTTGTCCTCGATCTCCTTCTCGATGGCCTCTGCCTTTTTCTCGTCGTCAGGCTTGCCCTCGTCAACAGGCTTCGTGATATTGAAGGCCTCGCGCACCTGGCCAGCCGCTTCACGCAGGAACCAGCGATACGGCTTACCCTGGTTCTCATCGACCTTGTACATCTCGTCGAGCGCACCACGCAACGCACCGTAGATCACAGGATTCTTGAATTCATCGTTCTCCTCGATGAAGCGTTCAACTTCCCACGACCAATGCTGGTCAGCACTCACCTCGTTGTTCGCGGAGACGAATTCGGCCTCACGCTTGTTGGCTGTGAGTTCGCTTAGCTTGGTTGTCAGCGTACGGTTTTCTTTCGCATGCGCCGCATACTCAATCTCGCCGTCTTCAAGCTTCTTGTCGAGCGCCTCGATGGCGTCGTTAGTCGCAGTCAGCTGCTCTTCGAAGTCCTCCGGTATCCCGCGTGCGAGTAGCTGCTGCCGGAACGAATCGACGACTGGCGGCGGCGCAGGCTCGTCTGCTGGCGTCTCGTCCGTCTTCGCGTCAGCGGCAGGCGTGCCTTCATCGGCAGGCTTCGCGTCAGCGGCAGGCTTCTCGTCAGCAGGCTTCTCGTCTTCCGCTGGCGTGTCCTTAGGGTCGGCAGCGGCGGCGGCTGGCTCGTCGTCGGACGCCTGGGGAAGATCATCCGGCTTAGAGTCAGCTTCGCCGCCGCCGCCGTCTGAATCGTCGGCAGCAGCTGTAGATGATTCTTCGCCGGTTCCCTCTGAGTCCTCTTCTTCCAATGCCGCGATCTCCTCTTCCGAGAGTCCCGCGTGCGAGATCTGTTCGTCTGTCACTTTAGTATTCATGCGTCACTCCTGCGACTGCTATGGGGTTATTGAACGACTCCGTTGCCATTGGCTGGTGGACGTTGAGGTTGGTCGAGGGGAACGATTGACCCGCTATTGTTCGGGGCAACCTCACCGCTCTCTTCTTTGAAACTGGCGAATAATTCATCTACTGCTGCAGCCAGCTGCGGATTCGCAGCCAGCCGTTCTGCAATCTCCATGGCCTTGGCCATTGCCTCGCCTTCGGCGCGTGCTGCGTCGGAGGTGGTCTTCGCGGAACGTGTGGTCTTCGTCTCGATGTCCGCTTCCTGGTCGCGGATCTCTCGATCGCGATCTTCGGCTTTGGTCGCCTCGCGTGCCTTCAGCTGCTCTTCAGCATCTGGCGCATCCGGATCGGTCTGTCCGTTAAGCTCACGTATGCGGCGAACCATCTCGTCGCGACCCGGAACGTCAACCAACTCAACAACGAGATCCAGCAGTTGCAGCTGGACGTCTGCCTCGAACTGGCCGAGCAGGTTCATCATGGACTCGAACATCGCCAGACGTAACGTCTCGCGGAAGTCCTGGGTGTCGACGATGAAGTCAGCCTTACTGCGAGCGATGTTGTTCTCGATCTCCGTGCCGTCGTCTGTTTGCTGCGGCATGTTGATGTTGAGAAAATCACCGACGCCGCGATCGTTGGTGATTCGGATCACCTTCGGTTCGGTGTAATACTGCTCTGTCAGAGCGAGCTTCTTCTCACCATGCAGCTGAATCGCATAGCGTAAGTTATCGAACAGGTCTGCGGTCACTACGCTACCTTGCGTCTGCCGCAGATTGATGGCTTTACCAGAGACAGCGTTCGTCACTTCCCCACGGTTTTCTTCAGTGACTCCTGAAGTGTTCTCCAGGAACTGCATGTCCTGAACCATCAAATTGACATGTTCTTTCGCGATCGTCGTATCGTTCTGGATCTCGAACTCGGAGCCACGGATCTTCTTGATGATCCCGTCTGGGCGAGCGACCTGCTCTTCAGCCTCATCCCAATCTTCTACGGCATCGTCATCAGCGATGACTCTGTTCGTCGACAGAATGTGCAAGGCCTTCGATCGGCGCTTGTTCAGATCCTCCTGCGGATCTCGCATGTTACGGATAACACCGTAGGGCTGGTTGTCACGGTCTCGCTTGAATGCCCAGACCGGCGTGAACGGAAACTTGTCGTGCAGGTACGGTGACGGCATGTCCTGCAGAAGACCCTTGTTGACGAACATCGCAACGTGGACCTTCATGCGGACTGCGTCATACACCGACGCGTGACCGTCCGCGATCAGACCGTCGATCGCAGGAGTCGACTGCCCGTCCATCTCGCGACCGTTCATGCGCATCATCTGGCCACGGAACTGCTCAGACATGAGCGGGTGAACCCTGGTCCTGAGGAGCTTCACTCTGTGAGGTTGCCGGTACCAGCACTCGATCAGGCGAACACGCTTGCGTCGAATACCAATATGGAACGAGTCGTTGAACATCGCGCGACCAGACTGGATGGTCGTCGACCCTGGTGTGTACGCGTGGTAGAGACCGTTGAAGCCAAGGTCATCGTCCTCCGAGAAGGAGAACAGCTGGTGCGATATGGACGACTGTCGAATCGTCTCTTTACGATCGGGGAACATCGTCATCGCAATGTCTTCATCGACCCACTTCGATCGGAAGATGAAGCGCGAATCGCTGTTGTCAGGTTCCTTGGCGAGCGGATCGTTCCACATGTTTCGCCATGACTCCCATCGATCGAAGAGAGGCTCTTCCGTGGGGTCACTTCGAATCCCGCATTCCAGCCAGCCGCAACCGACTTTGACCGCATCAGCAAACGCAAACGATCGATGCATCGATGCGTGGTTGATGTCGTCCGTGTACTTTAGGAGCTTCGTCTTGGTCTGTGCTGGCTTGCTGTCTTCCTTCTCGCGTCCGTGAATTTTGAAGTCCACGCGCGTGCGCCGCTCCGTGCCAAGTATCCACCGGACATGTTGCTGGACGATATTAAAGACCAGCGGAGCCTGACCGCGTTCGCGCAGGACTTCGGCGTCATCATCTCGCCACTGCAGACCATCGAAGAAATCGGCATCCAGTGACTGTTCGAACCGATTGTCTGAAGCGGATACGCGAGCCTCATGCCACCATTCCTTCAGCTTGCGCTCTTTGGCCTTGCCTTCTTGACTGTCTAGCGGGTTGAGTTGCTCCTTCTCGACGGGGGTATCGGGCGTGCGCAGTGCGAACGGGATATGTTCTTTGCGTACACCGATTTCCATTGAAGCAACCATGGCTGTCCTACGTCACGTAATCCCGAAGAGAACCGACAATGCCACTGAATAGATCATCTTTGATCTTTTGTTCAAGGGGCAAGTCGTCATAATCGACAAGACAGGGATGCTGGCGGTTCTGGTGATCGATGATTGGGCCTACGGTATATCCGTCAGCACGCATGTCAGCCAGCCAGTTTTCGTGCATCTGTGCAGGCGTCGTCTCTGGATGTTTGAGCTTCAGCGTCACCCCGTTCATGATTCGTTCTTGCTGATCGATCGGCAGTATGTCCCAGCCTTCTGCGACCACGTCGCCATTGATGGCCTGAACGACTCGGTTAGCTTCGTGACAAGTCTGCGCAACTTCTGCAATTTCCATCACATATCCTTTCTTGCTTCTTCTAGTGGAGTCGCTACCGGAGTGTAGTCTTCGGTGCTGTTGATGGTGTCAGGCTCGATGTCCTCAGATATTTCGAATACCTGATCGCCGACCTGCATGGTGCCCTCGACGTGAGCGCCTTCCGGCTTGTCCGTCTTCATCGGCTTCATGTTGATCAGATCTTCCAGGCAATCCATGATCGCCTCGGCAATGCGATAGCGCGTCATGATGTCGTCACCAAGACCGAGCATAGCTTCGATCACGGACGACGCGCGCACCATGTACTGGGAATGACCTGAGTTTGGTGATTCTACGTCGTCAACGTATTTCCACGCAGACTCCTGCGTGACGACGTAAGCACGTTTGCGCACCGCGAGGAACCGATGCGCCCTGATGACCAGGGCTGGCTCTTCGTCGACATACTGAAAATTGATGTCGAAGTCGCCGAAATTCCTGGTCTTTACAATCGTGGGATGGATCTTGGGCACGATCAGGGCTTCCGCATCTTCTCTCCTCGGTCAGTAGTTTGTGGATGTCGAGCCGATTGTTTTTGTATGCTGCTGCCCGGCTCTGGCAGGCTTACTTTGCCACGCAATTGCTGAGATTCCAAGCCAGCCTCCCAGCGCGCCCGCCAGTCAACGCGTTCCCGGTAGGGAACAATGACCCGTTTGCGGGACTTGTGGTAGTTCGTCGAGTTGCCTCGTCGTGTGCCCATGAGCTAATCCTCCGCTCCTGCCACACCCCACAACTCCGGATAAGAACACCACTATGCCGTCCTCCAGTTCGTTTTTTTCTTCCGCCTGCCCTTCGTCGCACTTGGGGCTTTGTAGCCAACGGCGAACTGCTCAAAAGCTTTCGCGCCGTGCGATGACCAGTCATGAAGTGGCTTCGTTTTGAAGCACCCCATCTTGTCGTCCCACTCCTTGCGGTAGTGATCGAGGCATTTAATCAGACCGGCGCAGTTGGCCTGGTCGAACCAGCATGTTGGTAGTATCGAGCGGACGGCATCGACCCCATCCATCTCGTCTTCAATTCTGGGAACAACCCTGAGCGGGCGCACGCCGAGTTTCAGCAGCGACTCTCGCCGGGTGACGCCGGAAGACATCTCGCGCACCTCAACGTCATGCGGAAGGAAATGATTGCCATAGGTGTATGGCAGTTCCTGCAGCTTACGTTTGTAGTGCGACAATGCCTCGCCGGTCGCGGAGTAGTAGTCGATGAAGCGATGTTCTAATCCGTATCGTTGATGAAATGCGATACAGGTTTCGTCAGCCATTCCGAGATCCCAGAACGTGTTAACTGGGAGTCGCGGATCGTAAGGTACTCTGCAAATGTGCTTGTTCATTCGCAGCCAGTTCATCTGATGCTTGTAGTACGCTCCCTCGATCGACGCACGGAATGCTTCGTCCGGCGTTGACGGGAACTCACGGAGCATGTACTCGCCCTGCTCCATCTTCTTTTTCACGTACCAACGTCTCTGACCATCGGTCAGTTTCTCGCCAATCGTGGCTTCGGTCTCTTCGAAGTATTCTTCGTCGTCGCGAGTTATAACGACGGATTGAGCCATCTCTGGTGGGAGCGCGTACGCAGGCTCTCTCCACCACGGGAAGAAATGAAATTTCCAGTCCAACGTACTGAGCGGCACGCCCATGCGTTCGTTGTCGCGAGCCTGCTCACAGATCTCATAGAAGTGGCCGAAGGAACCCTCGGCGGTTGACTCAACCGTAACGCACTGTCCGGCCTGGACGGTGTTGAGTGCGCCTGTGCGCACCTCTGACGCTTTCTCTGGATACTTGGCGCAGAGCTTCCCGTACTCGGAGATGTGCAGATAGTTGAGCGTGCCTGAACGCATCGAGGTACCGACGCGAATCGACGAGTCGTTGCTGAACAGATATTCGTTGGTGGTGTCTTGCCTGGGATTCAGGTAAGCGCGGATCTGATCTGGAAGGTGTTCGTATGGGAATTTGACCTTAGTCTGGAAGATGACCTTCGCGTCTTCCCTGGTGTGAGCGATGATGCCGCAGCGAGTGTTTGCGTAGAAGCAAGCGTTATCCAGGAGGAGGATGTCTATGAACGTCGTCATCCCCAGCTGTCTCGCTTTCAGGATCACGTTCATGTACCAGAAGTTCTCCAACAACTGCTCTTGCGCCCAGTTGAGCTTGAAGAGGACCTCGTCCCCCTGCTTGTCCTGGATCTTGTACAAGTTGTTGAGCCGCCACAGCTGGTCCTGGAAGCTGTCGGCTACCGTCTTGAGTTGTACTGTTGAGTCGGCCAATCGTGCCTCCAGACTTATTGCCAATGAGGTCCATCAGCTTAGCGACTCCATCGGCATCAATCTTGTCCTGCTGGAAGTATCCCAGTATCCGAGCGATCGAGTCCAGTGCGCCCTTCTTATCGACCATCTTAATTCGCGTCGTGTGGCCGACAACCTTGCGCTCATCACCGCGACCGTCGTACTCGGTGTACACATCCAGCTGCGCTATCGCGCGTCTCGCCATCTCCGGGATGTCTTGGATCTGCCGCAGCGATCCGTACTCATCGAACATCTCTGCCGGGTCGAACATGCCGATGCATGCGAGTTCTTTGAGGATGTCTTCCTGCTTGAGTTCGAGCTTCTCGCGCATTTTCCGGCGACGCAACGAGAGGTACCGTTGAACCTGCGGACGTCGGTAGATTTTGTAGACGCCGCGATCGACGCTCTGCATGCTCTTCGAACTGTAGCCAGCCTGCTGGTAGGCCTTGCGACGGTTCTGATCTGGGTCAGCAAGCAGATGATCGCAGAAGCGACGCTCTTTGGTAGTTAACCCGTACTCGTCCGTGGCAGCATGGCGCTGCCGCCTCAATACCGCTTTTGTGTTACCCAATCCGCCCATGTTCCGAGATGCTAATCAACGTCCGCTGATTATCCTTGTTCCTTACGACAGTCTGAAAGTAGTCAGGTTTTATTATCACATCCGGGGTGTCGTTGGCCAGGTAACCGAGATGCACCAGGCCATCGATTATTGGTTTCATGCCGCCGACGAGGTTGTCGCCGTCGAGTTCACGGATGCCACGCCGCTCGATTTGGAGCGTAGCAGACTGAATCGGCTTACCGAACTTTCCTAACCCGTAATGATGAATCGTGGCCGCATGGAGACGCTTGAGCCAGGCGTCTTTTATTTTCCAGTACGCCCGCCACGACTTAAAGACCCAATCGTTCGGAGTGGGCGTTGGGACGAAGCAGGTGATTGAGAACCGCCGTTGGTCCGCTTTGGTTTTGAGACTCGATTCGCCGATTCTTTCAGCTGCGCCAGCATGCTTGCGGTGGCCTCTTGAACTGTTCCCGCTACCTTTTTGGAAGCGTTTATAATCATTTGCCGTCGCTCTGCGCATCCGCACCCCATACTATCGACCGCCAGCAGCCTCTCGCCTTTTCTTGCCACGGTCGATCGCTGCTTGGCGTCCCGCCCGACCTCTCTCGATCGCCGCCGCTCGATCTGTCGCGCCTCGATGCTGAGGAGCGTCAGGCGGACGCGGTAAGACTTCGCCTCTGAAGAGACTCCTCGCCCGCTGAAGCAGCGTCCTCTTCTTCGGTCTGGGGATCGGTTCTGCCATTACGCAAACTCCCTGTCTCGCTCAAAGTCTTGCCTGGTACGACCGCCAGGTCTTGGCGGTGCTACCAGGGCGAGGTTCGGCGAGCGGTCTGACCCTGAAGGGCCTCTGCTCGACGATGGTGGACGACCACCTCGACCACGCGCCTGAACCGCAGGAGTTCTCGTTCCTGAGACTCCGCTAGGACGGTCGGCTGGATCTGCTTTGAAGCTCTCGGAGAACGCACCTCTGAAAAACTTCTCTCTGAATGCTGACGCTGTTGGATCGTTGCGCTGCTTACCGAAGAATCGTTGTTGCGCCTCGCGCGTCGCCCGGTCTTGCGTGTCAGGTGCATTTGATACTTGCGCGACCGAAGGCTCGAACCCAGACGTTGAGACACTTTTCAGATTGGCTCCAGTCTGCGGGCCTCTGTCAGCAGTGCGGGTGAAATCGCCTCTGCTTTCGCGGCCAGTAAGTCGGCTGGCTTCATTCGATCGACCAACGAGCGAGTTCTCGTTCCGAAACTGAGAACCCGTATCATCGATAGCGGCAGCGAACCTCTCCTGGCTTCCTCTATTCGCCGCTGCTATCGCGCTGTTTTTCGGGCTGAACTTATCCGCTGTCTCAGCGAAACGGCTGGCGAACCCTTGACGGCTCGCCTGCTGAGCTTGAGCAAGTCCGCTGTTTGTCGGACTGAAATTTGCCGATGATTCAGCGAATCTGTTAGCGAAACCGGCGCGGGTAGAAGCCAGTTGGTCGGAGAGGCCACCCGATTTGAAGTTCATCGCCATCGGCTGAGACTACTAGACCAGGCCGCTTGTCTCAAGCCGCGAGATCTCGTTTTGCAGCCTTTCGATCTCCGGAAACAGCCGCTCTAACGCCAGCGATATTTGCCGCGTCCCTGGACTCGCGACCTCGGTTGGGCCTTTCTCAGGCGAAGGCTCTTCGTCCATTTGGCCGATCATGAGATCAGTCGCGCCGCGAATGCGTTGCGCGAAATCCATCACTCGACTCGTAGCCTCATCGATTTGCTGTCCCGCCTCTTCGAAAAATGTGACCGGACGATCAGGCACCGCTTTCCCCAGTTGCTCATGCATCACTCTCTCCTATTTCGAAAGGCCACAATAGCCTTCGTCGTTTGGTCCGTGTTGACCTGGTTGTTTCCAGGTCCAGTTTGCGCATTTTTTACCGATGCACTCCGCGTCTTGAAACGGGAGTGTCCGATCGGGATTCCGGTTGACGGTCGCCAGACTAGCCGAATGATCAGACATGTTAAGCACAGTTGCGATTCGCGCATGCGGGCACCAGAATTGTTTTGCGTGCTGCTCTCGAAACGTCTGACTCATCCGGAGTACCTCGTATTGCTCAGCTTCCACATGTCCGACCACTCCCACTCATCCATGACGTACTTCGCGAACTCTTCCGTGGTGAGTTCGATCTCATCGGTGAGTGACATATCGGCCATTTTGATCTCTCGATCGTAATCTTTCAAATGCTCTGTCGGCTTGGTGTGCGAACAGTGCAGTTCCGGGTCTTCACCAGACTCAGAGGTATTGGCTTCGTCGATCGCTTCCTGCTGCTGCACGAACCAGTCCTGGACCTGTTCCCACCACCCTTCAAGCGCAGTCTTGTATTCGGCTTCATGAGCTTCTCTGTTCTCGCGCAGCGCCTCAAGCAACTCGACTTTATTTACGATGACTGTTTTCATTTTTCCGATCCCTTTCTAAATTCAACGATGA